TGGAGGTGGGCCTCCAGCCCCAGGTCCCGGGGGAGGAGGTATTACTGGGGGTGGCACCGCCGCCGCTGCTACCGCTGCTCCTGCTCCGGGGGGTGGAGGAGGACCGCCTCCAGGTGCCACAGCAGGGATTATATGAGGTGGAGGTGGAATAGCAGGAGGCATTCCAGGTGCAGGAGGCATTCCAGGTGCAGGAGGCATTCCAGGCCCAGCAGGGCCAACTGGAGGAGCACCTGGGGCTGGAGGAAGACCACCTCCGGGGGGTGGGGGAGCGGGTGGAAATATAGGAGGTGGCGGCGGAATATGATGTGGTCCACCGCCGGGAGCACCTGGAGCTGGAGGAGGAAGACCACCACCTGGAGGACCAGGAGGAAGACCCCCTCCGGGCGGTGGTGGGAAAAATATCGGAGGTGGTGGTGGAATATGAGGTGGTCCACCACCTGGAGCACCTGGAGCTGGAGGAGGACCAACAGGTGCAACCGGAGCAGCTGCGGGAGCTGGAGGAGGAGGAGGAGGAGGACGAGGAAAAAATATTGGAGGAGGAGGAGGGATATGATGTAGGCCACCAGGAGCAAATGGGTGAAATCCGCCAGGAGGAGGTGGCCTAGGTAGTAGACCACCCCTACCCCTACCCATACCCATACCCATACCCATACCCATACCTACTGGTGCAATTGGAAGAGCTGGTAGGCCTGGTGGAGCGTTACCAGGTAATACATTATTGAATGCTGCATTAAACAAATGCATTATTTCATTAGACGTTTGGTTAATTTGATCGTATTTACCTTTACAATTTAATGTATTTTGAAGTCGCTGACTAATCGTTTTTATATCCGGTTTTTCTTTATTAACCGTAATACTCGAAATTGCAGCATTTTTCACTTTTTTAGAGTCATCATTTCTACCAGCTCTTTCAACATTTTCGATTTGTAACATACAAAATGGCTCAACATTCCCATTCCCAAAATCGAGTTCAAATCTTTGAATTTGCGGCTGAATCGCCAGATTGAATAATTGATCAAAAAGTAATCTTTTGTAAATTTCAATACCTTGTTTGTATAAAATTTCTTTAGAAGACAAATTGAATTTAATCCATATTGAATTTGAACTTATTACATTAAACATATCATTCGAATACCATATTTTTTTCTCCGGTGGAAATAATGAACCAAAAACATTTATTGTATTTATAATAATTAAATTATACATTAAATTTCGAAATACTGTATCATTTATATTTATTTTTCTACCAATTTTTTGTTTCATTTTGTCTATACCAGAAATAATATTATCAAAACGTTGATTCCAAAGATTAAGATATAATTGTGGATCAACCAATCCATATTTACGTTCTAATGGATTCGGAGGAGGTCCAACAGTATACTTTCCATATAAATAATCATTTCTTGCCGGTTTAATACGTGAAATATCGGCAGTTCTTATTTTATCATGTTGAATAATTAATTCACATATGTCATCTAATTTTGCATTATTTAAATTGATGAGTCGTTTTAAAACTTTTATTCTATCAAAATTCATCATTTGTTTAAATACATCATAAGACATTTCAATAAGTTTATGAAGGTTATTCATAATTTTGACTATTGTAAAATATAATAGAGATGATTCTTCAAATGGATAGTTAAAGCCATTATTATTAGCTATCATATTTATCGAAAATGAATTATAAAAAAGATCAACATAAATATTATAAAAAATATTCATTTGTCGATTATTCGCAGGTAAGGGATAAACCTGATTTCTGATATGAGCTAAGATAAACTGATCCATTTGATTATTAAAATAGTGATCATAATAATAATAATAATGTTTAAAATCTGTATTCATTATACTATCTATATTTCGTTTCAACATAGTAATTATATTTTTAATCTTGTCTTCGATCTGCAGTATTGGTGTATCTTCCCATGGATCTGGTACTATTGGTGGTACGGCATAATCGGTTATTTTATTAAGTTCATATTGTATATTCTGAATGTATTTTCTTATTTGTACTTTTATAATAGAAAAATCATATTTATCTGTTAAATTTACAACAGCACCATTTAATAAATTAATCGTTGATAAATAATTAACAATATCGATACATATAGAGTCTCTAACAAATGTAATAATATGTATTGTGTTATGTATATTTAATGTATTAACAACTTGTTGAAATGCTGGCGATATTATCTGTTCATAATAAAAATTTAATTCATGATTCGAGTTTGCTGTATTCCAAATCGTCTGATTTAACTGATCTTCTAAACGTTCAATTTCTTTATATAACGTAATTAATTCTTCTTTGGGGACTTCTTGTTCTTTATTGTCGATAAAATATAATTTTGCATTATTAAAAAATACATATTGTGCGTATCTATTGTGCCATAATTCCATTCTATTATACATTTTATTTTGTTCTTGATTATTCATATCACCATTAGAGGATAATGTATGTTTGTAAAATAAACTACCGATATCGTTGTTATATTGTGTTAATAATCCTTTTATTTTTTGATTTATAGTAGTATTAACAGTCGATAAAAATGTTCTAATTCTTTCTTCTTTGTATATGTATGATTTTGGAATAAATACTTGAAGAGTATTAGATACAATAGAAGCATTATTATGATATAACATATGTTCATATAAGATGATCTGTTTTTTAGGAGTGTTTGTATCTTTTTTGATGAATTGTATTACTTGATTTGCACCAGGCGAAGCATTATTAAATGATGATAATGGCGGCTGCCTAACCTGAATTTGTCGTAATGTATTATTTGAAGAATTTGTTAATGCAGTAATATAGTCATCGATTCCTCTATCTATATTTGCTGGTATATTTATTAGTTTAATAAATGGTCTGTCAAGGTCATTAATCGATAATGGAACATTATTATTTGGAGGAGGAGGGGGCGGAATGATAAAATTATTATTAATTGGTTGTGGTAGTGCCATATTTTGTAGTATTTATTAATTAAATATGATGTATATAATTATAATTTGACCTATTCTAATTATATACTATTTATATTTTCTTTCTATGATATCTAACACATAACAATAAATAGATAAAATATTTTTGCATTTTATTTTATTTTGGTTTATCATTTACAGTTTCAAATGTATCATCATTAAACAAATGATGATATTTGACCAACGCTAGATGGTCCTTCTCTTCCTTCTCTTTTTTCGCTTTTTCTAGAGTATGTAATGCATTACTTATTTCTAAATCAGAAACATGTTTTTCAGGTCCACTTTTTTGCTCAGCCATCTTATGCATAGTTCTAAATTTTGTAGGAATTATACAGTATTTGCTATCGACATTCATAAAATGATCCACTATAATTGTAAAGCATGCAGTAATAACAAGTGCGTAATATATACTTCGCGTACCCATCCAACTTACTGCAAACACTAGAACTTCTTTACTCATTAAATATTTAATCCATGACTCAGTAGATGAGTTTAAATCAAGGTTTATATATCTGGAACCAATATTTAATATAAGCATTACAAAACCAGCAAAAAATGTGCTTGTATTGAGATTATGAAAAAAATTATGTGTAGTAGTTAGAATTTTTGAGTTCATAATATTATCAGCCGGTGATTGTAGTGTGAATACATTTGATTTTGTAGAAAATAAATCAGTTATTGTTTTTAATTTTAATGGCGGTATAAGCGGAGATGATGCAATAGATCCTGGGGCTCCACCTGTTTGTGGAGCTGATGGAGTTGTTTGTGGTTTTATATCGATTTTTCTGTTATGCCGCGATGATCGTTTACCCATAATAATCAATAAAACCAATAAAATGAATAACTACTATGATATAATAAATAATAATTTAGTTATTATATGATTAGAGAATATTATTATGACTTTGCTCTTCTTCCTCTAAACGCGTTTTTTATCTTGCTCATTCCTTGTATCGCTCGTTTTTTCATTTTTTCTCGAACACGAAAACCGTCCACCGTTGCGTTACTTGGAATCGCATCTGGATTCATTTCTTCTATTCCAGATGGAGCCATTACACTACCTTGATTACCCCATTTGCTAAATATATCCTTAAATAGATTTGATACTGACTTTTTAATGTATTTTAATTTCCGTTTAAAATCGTCTTGATTATTGCCGCCGCCGTTGCTACCATTCTTGCCAGTATTCTCGATTTTGCTGTCGCTGTCGCTGTCGCTGTCACTACTGCTGTCGCTGTCGCTGTCATTATGTAAATCATGACCGCGAGCTTTACCTTTATAAGCATTCTCCCCATCATCAACATACGGTCCATTTGCTCTTCCTGATGTGTCTAAATATGCTTTTGCGGTTTTATGAGATGTACCAGCTCCAGATGCTCCAATTACGCCATCACCATCATCACTCACGACTTGTTGGTTTGATGATGACGATGGTTTATCATGATGTATCTTACGACCTTTACTACTTTTCTTGATTTCGCTATCGCTATTGCTGTCGTCGTCGCCATCACGATATGCTCCAAATGCAGAAGTTATCAGCACAACAGCCATCATCGCGACAAGAATAAAAATTGTTCTCTCTTGCATTTTATAGTTATAGTCTATTATACTAAGTATATAATTATTTTTTATCTGTGTAGAATATTATTATAAAAATAACTTATCCCGTATAAATATCTCTGTTCGTCTGGTAAATTTATCGTATCATTAATATCTAGTCCATATATATTTTTGTTTGAAAAATACATTTGTGTGAATACAGAATTGGTAACATCTCTACGAATAATACTATCACTCGGAGTAACCTTATATCCATAAGGAATATATCCTTTATCTCCAGGAGTATCATACGCCTTTTTCATATCTTCATACATATTCATTTCCTTTTCCTTTATAATTATATCCATCGTCATTTTAATAATCCGTAAATAATTAACCATATATTTTAATTCCTGTAATACAGTATCGCTAATACTGATTAGCATAATATCATTATTATATCGTCGGGCGTTTTCTCTCCAGCCACGAAACAATTCATTTAACTTTTGTTTAAAGCTGTAAACCGTATTATATATTTCCATTCGTCTAGCCCGATACATATCATCATTTTTATTGCTTTCAGCTTCGATAAAGGAACCAAACTCAGAGTCGCTTTTATCATTAATTTCTGTTATATTATTCATCAAATTACCAACAACATAATTATTTAACGATACATCATTTCTATTAAAATTATTCTGATTAAATCTGGAAAGAAGATTATCCAGATTCATGATGTTATTATTAATACCGTTGTACATTTCAGTTTTCAACCCTCTAAAATCCGGACCTGCATTATTAAATGATTTCTTGCTTCGTGTAATAGGATCATACACGCAATCTAAAAAGTAATTATAACAATATTGTTTAAATGTTTCCGATGATCCTATAACTTTAATATTTCGTTCATTAGCGTCACTATTTGATATTTGATTTCGAATCAATTCTACTTTGCCTTTATAGTCATATGTTGATGAAAAATTTACATCTCTGCGACTACCTAACATTTGGTTCGTTCCAGCCATAACAATACTTCCGATGCCATTATTACATTTTTTACTTTCAAAATATTTGTCACTAAAATCTTGGCTATCTTCTTTTATAAAATCATTTGGTGTATGATAATCCTTACCAGAATCGTCACCTCTAGAAATCAATAAAAATCCCTCCTTCTCATTTAAAGATAATCCTTCGGTTATTTTATTTATATTATCGATAATGCTTCCAACCCCAATATTTTTGGATTTACCGTCGTTGTCTTCGTATAAATTAACGCTACTATTATCACTTTTTATTACGATCGGTCGTAGTTCTGACCATATATTCAACCATGACGAAGCATCGGACTTAGAATACGAGATAACTTCAAGCAAACATATAAATGCTAAAAGCCATATAAGATAATCATATTTTGCATAAATAATAAAGGTAACAAATAATACAAAAATTATAAATTTACTAATCGCAATACCTGTATCAGAATGAATATAATTGTAATATATGCCACGTAATATGTAATGCGCATAATTATGCATTTTGTTTACATCGTTTGTTTCCATGATGTTTACTACTATATTGATAGATATACTTTTGTTGTATAATTTATATAATATTGTAATGATCATTACGACATTACAATATTTATTTAGTACATTTTCATTTATGCTTACTGGCTGGTAGCAGCAGCAACAGCTTTCACCAAATCAGCTGGCGATGATTCAGAGCAAGCAGTTTTGCCGTCCTTGCATTTACCGTCCTTGCAAGGGCCCTTTCCTTCAGCGCATGGAGGAGCTGGGGTATCCTCCTTCTTGTCTTCCATTCCCTCGAAACCGTTGTATCCACTCATCGTTGCGATCACGGCGACAAAAACAACTGCCAACAACCCGGCAGCAGTATTCTTCAAGGAGATAAAAACCACCGCGGCAACAAAGATAAGTTTACCTAAGATATTATTATAGAGAAACCCAAGCAAATTGGGCTTGAGAACCATAATAACAATAAGCACTAAAAGTGCGCCTAAAGAGTACTCTTTACTGAATTTCATGATTTCGTCTTATATATATAACTAATATATTTTTCAATAGTAACTGAAATTCTTTGTAAAAGAGCATCGAAATAAAATCTCATTTTTTTATAGGAGAATATGTCATCTTTAGGTTATTCTGAGTTTATAGAAAATGGAAATACGCCATCAACAAATACCAAAAATGCAAATCGTCGAAATAATGGAACCATTCAAAAAAATAGAACCCTAAAGGTTCCAAGAGATGAAAATAATAATATGAATGGCGGTGAACGCGGAATTATAAACTCAATATCTGGATCTGGCGCAGGAGGAGCAGTAGGTGCCGGCTCAGGAATAATGAACGAGAACGGTAATAATAATGGTGTCATTCAACAAGCCGGTCAAAAAGTAAAACAGATTAAAGATTATATTGAGAATATTCATCGTAAGGGTGGCGAAGATAGCGATCCAGAAGAAGATGACGACTCGGGTCGTTATACATCTGTATTACCTACCTATCCGGCTCAAGGAATGGGTATATACGCCACAAATACAACATCGAGTTCTGTCATTCACGGCGAAGATAACGGCGCCGGTTCAGGGCCCATTCCATCGACAATATCTAGCAATAGTATCGTCCGCAAAACCACGCAATTAAACTCCCTAAATCCGTCATCTGCATATTCAGCAACATTATTGGACGGAACAAATCCCGAATCTATTCATTCCATCGCTGCAAAAGCTGGAACATCGCCATATACTATGCCATATGGAGAAAACGGGCGCAAGTCAAATCCATTAGGTATTCCTAAAGATGTTCGTAAGTCCTTTAGCAATAATAATGATACTTCATCGACTTATGCAAAACAATATTACGAACAATTTGTTCCATATGCTGAAAATCTGGCAAACCAATTATCGTCATCTTCTGGCACGTCTGGCACAAACATCGCACTCGTAGAAAAATTAAATTATATAATTCATATGTTGGAGCAGAAGAAGGACGAAAAAACTGGTCATGTAATCGAAGAATTAATATTATATTGTTTTATCGGTATATTTATTATTTTTGTCGTTGATACATTTGCGCGGTCTGGTGGTGTAGGTGGCGGACGTGGTGGCGGTGGATTTATGAACGGTGGTGGTCCGCGATATCGCCGAAATGTATAATAAGATAATAATAATATCGTGAGACTTGTATGCATATGATATGCAATCATATGCAATCATATGCGTCATATGCGTCATATGATAAGTGTGTCCTTGCATAATACTTCTGTATGAATATTTGCATTATACATTACATAATACCACTTGTCTATCCATAACGGCTTTACTAGTTTGTTTATCTCGTCCAATATCATATAATTATGAGCAAACGTATCAATAATTAAAGTAGTATTTTTCTTTGACGTAATATTTATATTTAATGATTTCATCAAATCTCTCGACGCATCGAGAAATCCTCCTACAAATGTGGCCAAATCACACGATCGTTTTAAGCGAATCGATGACATAAGGCGCGGTATATCTATTTGCGTCGTCGGCGTCGACGTATGTTCGAGAGATTCGTCTTCGTGTTCGTATCTTGTACGTATTCGTTTTCCGGATAAATCATATTGATTAACCTTCTTTGGTGGAAGATATTTCACTAATGCAGTAGATGTCTCTGATATTCGTGTATGTATCTCATGAATACGATCGCTGTATGTACGTATTTTACGTCTTTTACTCTGATATTTATGATTCGTATTCTTCGTTTCGAGAGATTTAACCCAAGAAGGACCAAATATATATGCAGATATCACTAATGTCTTATTTACAACAAGAATATAGATATTATATAATCCGGTGTCTACAAGATGTTGAATATGCGATATAGGATTTAAAATCGAGCATCTGAAATCTCTCGAACATTCATCTATGAATCTATAAAAAATGTCAAAATTAACACTCGTTACCTTTACAAGTATCGTACCTGTGTGTGCATATTTGTAATGATTCATTTTATTACGTATATTTTCGTCGTACAATAGTGATGCGAGAGATATTCCATATGTATACACTGTCGTAAATGGTATTATAAACCATGGAATTTTGGAATAACGATAGAGAGTTATTTCTCCGGATTTCTCTAATGACTTCTGAAAAAATTCAGTTGTTTCTAGTAGTTCGAGAGATTGATCCTCTGTCAATAACATATCGTTCCAGATATAATGATCACAAACATATATGGTTGTTATGATCGGGGTTGTGGTTCGATTATTCTTATTCTTTCCAAGAATATCGTGTTCTATTTTTTGTCGTGGAAGAAGTATGGATACTCCTTCTATCGTATCCATCTCACGTATATTGATACCATTTTTATTGTTATTATTGTATGTCCTTCTGTAATATACACCAACAAAAGGAGATAATCCGTGTGTATGAGAATTAACAGTTAATGCAAATCTCTCGTAATCCACACAAGAAACCACAAAATCTCTCGACACTTCACTTATTAAACTTCCGGTTTCATTATATCGAGCTGCGTTAATTAGATCGACAATATCTGTAAACGGAATCGTTTCGATTGTGTATGTTCGAGAGAATTTATCTTCAGTTAATCTATTGTTATCATAGGAATGATATACCTTAATATTTTTACGGTTAACGTTATGAATAAATGGTAATATAGTTGATGTGTTCGAAAGATTATATTGTTTGGAAAGCAAATATGACGAAGTCGACGAAGCCGACGAAGCCGCTGAATTATAAATATTAGACCACCACCAATAAGGAGAAACTCGTAATGATAATGGTTGTGAATACCAGAATCTGTATTTTATTTTTAACGTCGCGATAATAATAAGGTATATAATACAAATGACGAATATAATGTAATAGGTATATTCATCATACCAAACTATATTCATAAATAGTAAACAAAAATGTACAATATGAATATATAACTATATGAATATATCTATGATAAAAAGAATATATATTTGACGGCAGAACTCAATTACTAGGAATAATAAAGTATGGAAATAAAACTAATTCATGTTTATTGTTCGTCGTTCATTCCAAGTACAGGAGCCCATACGCTAATTCTTGTCGATTTCTCACCACATTCTAGATCTAGATCCTTTTCTTTTTCCTCTTTATGATAGACATATGGGAAGAATTTCGCGATGATCTTCTGCCAAAATGATAGAGCATTTTGCAAATGCGTATGAGCCTTCTGCAACGGTGTTTGAGCCTTTTGCAAAGGAGTTTGGGGTATTTCATATACCTTTTTAAAGACTGCCACTTTTAAGATATTCTTGCCGGTGTGTTCATGGTGATCTATAGATACGACCTTAACCCCCATTTTTTTTATTTCCTCGATCATAACGCGAACGTTTTCAAAAGAATCAATATCAAGACCAGCAGAGACTTCGTCTAAAAATGCAATCATCACTTTTGATGCTCCCGTAAGGATCGGAAGGACATATTTTAGAAATATGATGCGCTTTTTTTCTCCACCTGATGGATTTGAAAACGGCGTTTTTAAGGTATTTTTGTTTATTATGTTGGAAATGCCCAACTCTTCTGCGTAGCGTAAAAGCTTCTCTTCGAAATCTTCTGGGGTCTGCTCTTTTGTAAAAGCAGATTCGTAATATTCATATATTAATAGTCCTGATGGTAAGCAAGCAAATTGATCAATATAGAGAATGTAACCGAGCTTAAACTTATTACAGATATCCGCTATGATATTTCTCATAAGAGTAGTTTTACCGCAACCGGAAGGACCGATTAGTTCAATTTCATCAAGTTCCGATTTTTCAAATATTACCATCATTTTGTCGGCGGATAGTGGCGCAGGCAAATCGGTAAGTGATGGTTGAGAACTCTTCATGAATTCTGCATATTGACTCCAAGGAGCAGTGCTCACTACAAGAGACTTTACACTCCAGAAGAGATACCAAGTGTTCCAGAACATAGGTTGTATAATAATGTAAAGTGATAAAAATTCATCTGTTCCTTTAATATACCATACCAAAGCCACAGGAATACCCGTGGTAGCTATCTCTAATATCCCATACATAAGAGCCATCACAACATTATGCTTCGTGCTTGGAATAGATTCTTCTTTTTTAAGACTGATTAACCAATCAGGTAATATTCTGCTACCGCCATTAATTACGAGTGTTGCTATAGAAGTCATCAACGAACGAGCCTGTTCGTCAACTTCTGTTTCTTTTTTCGATAATATCGCCTTTTTACGATGATCGTAAATCAAAATTGCTGAACCAATAAAAAACATCGTTGTGATACATGATAACACAATAAGAAGATGTGTTGAATTAAGTCTCATACCTAGAGCAGCTCCTCTTGAAAATAGGAGAACTATTGGTGTAATAACACTCAAACTATTTTCAATAAGAGCCAACAAAGCGCGGACTGCAGCATTTTTTAAAGCATAAGCATTCTCTTTCATGAGAAGTAATGATGATGGAGAACGGGCTACAAGAGATTCTACAAGTAACCTTTCGGCGGTAAGTTTGGAAGGTAACATGATAAAATAAACCACGATAAGCTCATTAGACGCCTTAAAAAAACGATCAAGGGTAGCATACCAGCCTAATGCTACTACGGTTGAATATACGTTTAAATCGGCCTGCATAAGTAGGCTGTGTTGAAAGATCATATAAGACAACCCGAATATAACAATAATAGTTGATATTATAGCTGGTAATACGTTAGTTTCCCTAATCACATGATAAAGAATTTTCCATATAGACATACGGGTGATATGTGGATATGTATTTCATTACATAATACATTATAAATCGTTTTAGATATTGTTTACTGACATGTATCACGATATTATTTTATTTCAAATAGAATAGAATAAAATAATATAATAATATAGATACATAAATTTCACAAATGATACGTATTGCAGTAGCATATTTAGCTGTAATTATGAATAGTTTATATCAAATACCGCAGGTATTTAAAATTATAAAAACAAAAAGTGTGAATGATCTTTCACTAATAGCAATAGCATTACTGATGGTTAATAATATTTTATGGTTTATGCATGGTTATTTCATTAATGATAATACATTACTGATTTCATCTTTATTAAATATATCATTAAACGTGATAATTATGTGGTTGTTTTTCAAACATCGTACAAAAAAAATATTATGAATTATGATTTTCTTAGTATGTATAAATACTGATATTCATTCAAAATGTGAATCAAATCAACCTGTCCTGTTACGGTAAAACCGACTTCTTTTGCAGTTTCTAATATTTCGCGGTTTGTCGGCATATAATAAGTATGGTGATTCTCGCGAACCTTACCCGTTTTATCGTCTGTAAATTTTTCGATGAATTTACCAACATTTTTATCACCGCTAAATTTATCTTTTTCTTTAGATACCCCGGGCGTTTTAAAATCGGAATTATATTGGAAACTTCGAAATTTAACAACTGAATTCGTGATTCGGTCTTTGGCGTATTTTTGAGGCGAAACAAGAAAAAGCGGCTTTCCACCGGGGACGATTGGATCGAAGTGATTACGATCGACCAAATGAATAATAAGATATCCTTCAGGACGTAACCATTGATAGCAATTTTTAAAGAATGCACGCTTGTCTTTTGCGTAATATATTGTAAAATTGAAACATGTCAATACGTCGTATTCATCTTCACTAAATAACATCGGGTCCATAAAATCTCCAGCCATAAATTTACATGATGGATATAAATCTTTCGCACGTTGAATCATCGCAGGAGATTTATCGCAGCCAGAAATATTCATGCCTTTTGTTTGTAATTGATCTACATGATGTCCAGGCCCACAACCCAGATCCATCATTTTAAATGTTTTTTTACCACCCTTTTTGATTTTCTCAGTTGCTTCGGTGATATTAAGTACCTCGTCTACTTCAGCCTCTATTTTATTGGGTTGTATGAATAATTCATCGTAAATATCGGCATAAAAACTATCGTAAATATTTGCATTCTCATAAATTTTATATTTATCGTTTTGTTCGAAACCTTCAATATTTGAAGATAAATCATTTTTAGTGAAGCATAAGATAAGCAATAAAATGAAAAGAAAGACTAAAATTTCCCATTTTGTTATTGATTTCATAAATGAATTAAAAGTGGTATATAATGATGCCATGGGCGGAATATATTACAATATATCTATCTACTAATATGTAATTATAAAAATAAATTTGTTAAAAGCGTTAAAACTTGTATTATAATTATCTGAAACCTTTATAATTATAATCTGAATATTATTACTAACTAAGAAATAGACAGTAATATGAGTGAATTGAATGATATACGAGAGGAAAAGGATTTTAAAGGGACTACATTTTCGGCATATAAAAAGAGTGACGTGCGAAAAGAGTTGATGGATAGTTTAACAGATTCTAAAGTAGAACCGTCTTGTTATTGGAGTGCAGAATTAGTATGTTCAGGTCATTATATGGATTTATGGGATATTATTATTACGTTTATAAGTAAGTATATTCATTTAGCAAATCCGAAATTGCCATTATATATTGAAATGCGGTATGATAATTTCAAGTCAATTATATCGAATGGTTATTCGGGTAATGAATTACAATTACGTAATAATCCGAAAATGCGAACTCTATTTGCCGAAATTGTATGTGTTTTATGTAATTCTAAACGTCAACATAAATTTGAAAGCGTAAAAATCAAAAAGAAAGAAGAATACGATATAACCACGATGTCGCAGAGATTAAAAGCTCCTAGAATTGATTATACGCAAGAACAGTTCCGCGCAAAAGATCCTAAGGAGATTTTTATTGCTGTTAATGAGTTTGCATATCATATTTCGAGAGATTCAAAAAACACGTTATTTGCATGTTATTGGGTTGAATGGATCGTTGAATTTGAAACGATTTGCAAGGCCAAAAAAGAGACATGTAGATGTGAACGCCGATCGCATATTCAAGTTGATGATAAATTACAATTTGATCCGATCTGGATGATATGGGATCTGATTATTGCAGAAAGTACAAAAGATGACGGACATTCACCACTAACACAAAAAATAATAAAAAGCTTACTTAAAATGTATTGCGTAAGATTTACTCCGAGTGTCCGTAAAAAACGGCGTTATCTTATATATTTTGCAATCTCGCTGCTTACAACTGAGTATGATCATCGTATCGAAATTGTACAGGATAAATTAATTATAGAAACCGCTGTTTTAAATATTAATTCATTATACAAAGAAATAAAACAGCATGAAATAAGTCCAGCAACAGACTATTTATTTTCATCTGCTGGGTATAGTGGTGGTGGTGACGATAAGAAGGGAGATTTAGAACGAACCATAAAACGATTAGAAACACTTAATTCTATGAATACGATTGTACGAAAGGTAGGCGACGATAATCAAAACAATAAACAATAAATAATCAAAATAATAATAAATATATAATACAGTATAATGTCGTTACCTACATTTAGTTTTAAACCCAATAATAGTAGTTCTGCAAATAGCGGATTATCGCCAGAAGCAAAGTTAAAAACATCAGGAGTTATTCCTGATATTATATCAAATGCAAAGCAAACGGCATCTTCTTTAGAATTCCCAGAATTACCATCTCTTAGTACGAATGACTCGAGTAATGGCGATGATGAAGATGGCGGTTTTTTTTCATTTTCATTTTTAATCCGTCTTATATTAATCGCGGTGATTCTATGGTTTATGTGGGTGAATTTAGCGAATAAGGGAGATTTCAATTTAGGAGTAGACTCTTTGGGTGAAAAGATAATCGGATTTTTTAAATCTATGGAGGAAAATGGTAAGGTATTATATGCTCGTATTACAGGAAACATCGCGGACTATAAATCTGTTTCAGGATCATCTGAAAAGACAAACGAAGAAGAGGCAGACGCAGACGATGAAGAACATCACTCCGGATCAAGCGACGACGATAGTGTAAAACAGAAGCGAGATTTTAAACCGCCAACCCAAAAAACATCGGATAGTACAAATCGAAATATTCCGGTTCCAATCTCAACTACGAACAGTTCAGAAAAAAAACCCGGTTTTAATCACGAAGATAAAGATTATACATTTTTAGATAAAGCGGTACGAAATTATACAGGACCATCGCCATCAGCTGATGATAGTACCAGTCGAACACAAAAACATCAAAGTGGAAAGGCAGGATATTGCTATATAGGTGAAGATAGAGGATTTAGAAGCTGCATTCAAGTAGAAGCTGGCGATAAATGCATGTCAGGTGATGTATTTTCTAGTCAAGAAATATGTATGAATCCTACTTTGAGAGAGTGAGTTTTAACTGATAGAATGGTTGAATAATATTACCGGTATTATACTGGTAATATTGTTTATTATTATGACAATTTAATTTGAGGCCTTATTTGGACTATAGAACTTTGCGTATCGTTCGTGTAAGAAGATGTTCCGAATTTTGCATTTATATAAATATTATACGTATTACCTACCTGTAAAAGAGTAGTGCCATTAAAAAATGAAGGAACCGATATCGTATGTTCACCACTTCCAACTATATTTTGATTATCAATATTCTTTAAGGTTTCATAGGTATTACTACCATTTCCTAACCCATGAACTCTTATGTTTGTAATAGGATTATCTCTTGAATTATACGAACTAACAGAGAATTGAATTACTATACCTGATAGGGTTGTGCGATTATATCTAACAACAATCGGCTCCATAATTGTAAGCTTTACTGATATTGGTGCAATTGTTATAGACGATATTGCAGATGATACACTAGTAAACATAGTGTTTTTAGAAGTTAATGATATAGAGTATGTTCCAATATCTATAAATTTAGAGTTCAACGTAGATATAATGTAAGTATATGAGTTTGGCTGTGATATTAATGATACAGGAAATAATTTTGTTTCTAAGCCAGATATTGTAATATTATAACTAGAAATAGTACTTCCACCATTATCTGGACGATCCCACGTAACAGTCATATAATTAATACTAGTATTACCGATTCCAGTACTATCTGGTGGAATTCCATAACGACCGATTACGACAACATTTAATGGGGGTCCTGGTTTCATTAATGTTCTGGCAGATAATATTTTTGATTCAGGACCAGTTCCGATCGAATTTATGGGTTCTATTTTAATATTATATGTAACTTCATTTAACAGATTTCGTAATGTGTATCTTTTAGAGTTTGGATTTGCAGAGTCAGAAATAACGGAAGTACTATCAACGAGGGTTGTTATCCAAGTTGTTTCACTAACTCCTTTATAATGAATACTATATTGCGTAATTAGAGGACCATTATACCCCCCCGTACTTGAAGTTGAATTCACCGGATCAGTCCATTTTAAATCAACAATAAGAAATTTACGGTCTGTGTCAGATAAACCGAAATCAGAAATAATACTTGGGGAAGATGATGTTTTAATTGAAACAGTTGCAGGAACACTTGATAATCCTCGTTCGTTTGCTGAAAATACGGATAGATAATATAATGTATCATTTTTAATATAGAAAGAGCCGGAAATATCTTTAAATATTACGGTGTTACCATTTCTTTCTCCTGAAAGCTGATCTATCAATCCATCTTTATTTGGAAAGATACTGATATATGGAGCCCAAATTTTATTATTTATCGAATATGAAATTACATAACCTGTTATGGGTAATCCACCATTCGAAATCGGCGAATCCCATGTTAAAATAATTTTACTACCACTTAAATCTGCAACCAAATTACGTGGTTGAGTTAATGCAATAGTTGGAATATTTGATACAGTTTGTTGACCACCTTTATACTCATATGTTCGTGTTAAATTATAAAGATTAATACTCGGATCATAGCATAAAACACGTTCTTTACCCGGAACTCCACACGCACTTGTTAGACCACACGAAACGCGGTTAGGCTGTATCGGACATATCAAATTTCCGTTTGCTCCTCTTAAATATTTATTTTCATTACCAATTTGTCTCATTAATTCACCACGAGATGCTTTTGCATATTTCTGACTTTTTGTAAGACCGCCGACATTTTTATTATATTTGAGAATTTCAGTTTTACGGCGTTCACTATATATATCATCAACTTCAGTTGGAGTTAAAAGACGTGTTTGACCGCCACCATTTGTAATAGACAATTTATAATCGGGACATGGTGCCTTAAAACGTGTCCAAAATTGGCGTTGATAGGGATTTGTATATACAATATTTGTATTACAATTGATTAGAGTTGGGGCGATTAAATTAACATAAATTATAAATGAAGCAGATTTTGACTTGAAATTTCTTGTAGAGGTTTGTGTTATTGTTATTGTCACTACTCCAGCATTATATATGTATGCCATGTTTTTTCCATTTTCTACCTTTATTTTAATAATATCCGGAACGCTCGATACTACAGTAAAATTATTACTAGCGTCTGTATTATTAGTCAGAGGAGAAATAATTTCAAAAGGTTCATCATATGTCATTTTTGATATGTTTTCTAGAGTATATATCGTTCGTGAATCGCCAGTATTTATAGCGGGGGTTTGACCATAAAATGTTGGTGTAGATTTAATGATTCTTATTTTTATGGTTTCTTGCTGTAATGGAGGAGAATAAAGTGTATCACCGATAAATTGTGAGCGTTTATATGCGGGTGATGCTTCTTGAAAAAATAATATTGAAATTTCATCATATGAAGGATTATCAGTTGGAGAATTAAAGTTGTACGAGTAAGTCGAATTTAATAATCTAACACGATTATTTTCGATGGAAACATAATCATTTTGAAATACGAAGATATTTCTACTTGTTTGTATTAGGTAGTAGTAAATATTGGTATAATCGCTGCCATTACCATTTAACAATAACCTATCGGTTGTTGCAAATTGAGCAAATGATAAATCGATATAACTTTGTAAATATTCTCTTTCTATAATATAACCACTTCCTCCATTACCTAATAATGAACGTGGTAGTGGAGTTGTAGTTATCGATTTTAGAGTAATATTTGTAGGGACTGATGTGATTGTAAATGGAAAATTTACTATTTTTTCAGCATAATTTACATTCTGAGATGATACGCCTGCTGCCTGTTTTATATAAATGGTAAGTGTGATAAAATCACTATTATAGTATAATGAATTACTCGGATCAAGTAGACCATTAATGATAATAACATCTCTATATGGTTTAATATTTTGAGGGTTGTAACGCGGATCATTTAATGGCAACTGTTGAGCGGTAAAATATTGTGTATCTAAATGCATAATCGTTACTGCAAATCTATTATCAGAACAATCATATAAAATGGGACAATTCGGGTTATCATTCGTAGATGTTATTTCGATCATAGGAAGAACGCCAATACCAGTTGGTCGCAGATTCGGTGCGCGAATAATAGGAGGCAATCGTTCGATATCTACATCGTGTAAAGTATAGGTTGAACTGTAAGACAAATTATAAGTATTATCACCAGGATATGTTGTACCAGTTATATCTAGATTTCCATTTGCATTTTGTATTAAATTTGGATACCAAGTAGGTGGTGGTGGTAATACAACCAATATTGCCGATACGTCTATAGTATCGTATATTGTAGAAGCCGCTTGTCTAGCGGCTATAGTGGTTGTTCCACTTGATCTGATTGTTACAGTTTTATTAACAATTGTGGCTATATTTTCATTACCACTAATATATGTAAACGCTCCTGCGCTATTTGAAGTCGGGTCAACCAAATTAAATGTTGACGGATCATTATATCTCCTCGTTGGGATTACAAAATTAGTGATAACCGGTAATTGGCCCTTTACAACAAAAGATGCAGTTATAGAACCGAGTAGATATGACCCTGATGCGGCTTGTCTAGCAGTAATAATACTCGTACCTATACCAACGATAGTTACGGTGCGATTGTTAATTGTAGCAACTTGTTGAGATCCACTTGTAAATACAAAAGCACCAGGACTGTTGGACGATGGGTCAACCAAGAGAAATGAAGAATCATTTAACCGTTTAAATGGTATTACAAAATTTGATAAAGTTGGAGTTGTCATTATTATTTTTCACAACCCGAATCAATCCTTATATAATATGTATTATTACTATTACTATATGCAAAAAGAATAATATAGTAATAAAAACTAATATTTATCTGATAAACCAACTATTGGATAAATAAGAGCCAGCTTTGTCTGCTGCTGCCTGATCAGCACCTTCTCCACCAACCATATTTAATTTTGGCCCAGAATCGACTATACTCGTAATTTTATTAGCACCAACGGAATAATTGAAATATTGGATCGTAGAAATATACCCAGTAAAACGGTCGCCTGCTTTATTTTCACCAACGTTTATTTTTCCATAATTCTGAAGAGGTATTCCGATTGTTTTCTTCCTTTGCGCTAAACGTCCGTTAACATACAAATCGATGACGTTATTTGTAACACGGATAATTACATTTACCCATTTTTTCATAGGAATATCAGTTGCTACTAATTGTTCGTTCATATTATCGATAGAACCAGTTGAAGAACTTTCCTGCTTACCATTCACATCAACAACTGCGACTAATGAAATATTTGTACCAACGTCCTTTCTGTCTGCATTATTTACCTTTACATCATCGGTCACTTTAATATATAACCCGGGCGAATTATTTGGGTAATAAATTCCAGTAGTCGTAGACTTACTTCCTTCACCACCTTTACTAAATATTCTTGAATAAATATTAAAATTACTTGGCGGTTTGTTTATTAAAAACCAAGAAGACCATGTATATTCTAACCCGCCATCTTCATTCATAGATCTTGCTACAAATATAGAATCGGCTAATGCTGGATCTTGTGGTACATATATCGGTGTAGCATCGGTACTTGCGGTACCGTTTAAGACATATGGACTTAACGATGGTAACATGAAATACGATAACCCGATAATTACTACTTTCATAACTACAGAAAATACAATAACAACCATCAATATAAATGCAAACTTTGCAACATAACTATTTGACTCCATAAATTCTCTTAGACCAAACCCTCCACTACTTGAAAGCCCGGCTTCACTTGAACTAGAAAAGTCAGATGTTATATTATCTAACATTCCCGAGCTACCAGAACTACTTCGACTACTCATAATTTATTATAAAATGTTTCTAATACTATATATAATACTATATATAATGATGACGAAATATAAATAATAAATTATATAATAATATAATGTAAAACTACCAAAATATTCTACTACACAATTATGTAGATACGGTTGCCTGCTCTTGATTATCCACCAAGAAACTAAGCTTCAACTTGTATTTGTTCAATATATCGCTCCATGGGCTTCCACCAAAACCTTGAGAATACATATCCCACGCTTCTTGAGGTGCGATTGGACTAGTCTTCAATTTAACGTTGGTTATAAATCCAAAATCTTTACCTGTTTCGCCTAAAATGATCGAATCTGCACCATTTAATTCTGAACCGCGGTCTACTACACATGATTTAACCAATTTACCATCTAAGTATACGTCCATCGCTGCACCATTAAAACTAACAATAAGATTTACCCATTTCTGTAACGGAAATTCTGCGATATCACACGTTTTATTTGCTGCTATTCCCGATCGTGGTGTAATAATTACATTATTTAAAGTAGGGTGAAGTTTCACTGACATTAATTCGGTCGACGCCTTTTTAAACCGTACAATATTTGAATTGGCAACCCAGTCTTTTACATAAAACCATATCGAAATAGCACTATTTACTTTAATAGATCTCGGAAGAGTTTCACCTGCAAGTGTTGTCTCATTTTTAGATGGCTGCATGGTTCCTAAAGTAGCATAACTGGTAGTTAATGCCTTAAATATAACATAAAGTAGTAATAATATTATCACAACTGCTAAAACAAGTTTTGAGTTCATTATATGTTTGTATAACGCAGATTATATATATATAATAATAAATATATAATTAAATAAATAAGAAGATATTATTTTACTATTTTGAATAAATGTCTGTTTTACCAACGTTATTCACTTCATCGGCTATCGTTTTCGTTCCAATAAGAGGAGGTTCTACCGTTTTAAGTGTATTATATGTCCAACGGATTTGTTCGGTAGTCATCGGCGTCTTGCTGAATATTACATTACAAATATTTCCATTTAATCCCGTGCCATTAGTGCTTTCTCCACTTATTAAACGTTCTACAGTTATATATGGTATTATAAAACTACTTTTACCGACTAATTCTTCATTTAAAAATACGTCCATCGTCTTACCATCATAATTAATGACAAAGTAGTTCCATTTTTGAAGAGGTATTTGTTTTGTAATTTGCAACTCATTTGCCATAACAAATTCTTTATATTCATCATTCTGAACAAGATTATCGTGAGATTCATAGATTACCTTTACATTTGATCCGTCATATATTGTGCCGTCAGTTCCAACTGTCTTACACGTCACCTTAAAATTCGCCTGGTAAGGATTATATGTTAATTTCGGAACACCTGCAAAATCGAAAATAGTTAAGTCTTGATCTTTACTAGTGACACTACCATTTATCCAAAACCAACCAGATATCGAGTAGTTGTATCGCTTCTTTTCCTCTGGTGAACAATTTACATCATTATCTGCCGCCGTTCGGTTTGTGCCAGTATTATGATAAATAAATATTTCTTTACTTTCTGTTGTTAATTTCGTATCGTTTTGTAACATTAATGGTACCGGTGCCAAAATAATTTGTGACTCGGAGGTGCCAGCCTTGTTAATAAGATACGGTATGCCGAACATTAACGCGATTATTATAATTTCAACAAATAGTAATATCCAAATGGGGCGGGTAGTGGTACCAAGAATGTTACGCCCGCTGTTAATTGCATCAAGTATGATACATGGTATATAAATAATACACAACCATAAGAGTTTTAATATCAATAACCCAATCTTTGATTTCGATAGATGAAACAAAAACATCACGACGAGTAAGACTATCATTAGTGTATGCATTTTATAATAACCTAATACACATATTATTGTTAAAAATACAACATTTACGAGAAATCGGATATTCTCAAAAAGGTTTTGTATATTAGAACCACCAACTCGATCAGTAAGATCATTTGTATCAATAATTTCTAAACAAAAATGAAATAACAAAATAACGGCACCCAATATAGCCATTCCGAGTATAGACATTTTATTATCATTATCCACATCACGGTCATATACCCATACGATAATCATTAATACTACATATATTATATGTGTCATCATAAACGTGAGTTGTCTACCTGGCTTGCTTTCGTCTTCTGGGTGATAATTATCGAAGATTAACCTTTCTGGATCTTCTGCGCCCGATTTTTGGGTTTTATCTCTGATAACCGCCACAATACCCGCGACAGTTAATAAGCCTAAAACGACATATATAAATGTAGTGGTTGATGGATCTAATCCTTGAGCTGATGATGTGCTACTATTTCCGTCTGTTGATGTATTTGTATACGCTTTTTGCTTGAGTTGATAGAATCCATATATAATCGTGAGGACGATCATAACACACGATATGATAATAATGATGGATTTGATTAATTTAGTTATTACACTTACTTTAGTTTGATCAACGGTAATAGCAGCCCGATTTGATGGAACATTTGACACTTGCATAGGGGGTCTTACTGGAACGACTGTCGTAACGGATTGAGGTGTAGGTGCCCGATTCCCAAATAAATTATTAAAAAACCGCAGATCCACATTACTATTCAGATTAATTCCTGTAACGATAGTTCCAAATTTTCGTAATTCTTCTGCAAACGACTCTTTGCAATTATCAACCTGACCAAAAGTAAAAATAACGATTAAAAGCCAAATGATACATTTCAAAAATGTCCAGGCAGTTAATGGAATCAGATATAATGTGGTTAATATAGAGCGAATAATTGTAATTACTGCGCTTTCTGACTTGAAGTCATCGTCTATACGTTTATCCGTATTTAATACAGATTTAAAAAACCACGAAAATACGGTAACCATAATAAAATAGAGTTTAAATCCGCTTGGCCAATCTCCAACATTTACACCACTTGTTTGCCAAACGGCATTTGCATCTGGGTTGAATTGTATAGGTATCCAAAGCAATAGAAACCATATAATGGACGCAAATAATAACCCTAATAAATATCCACTTCTAGTGGTAACTTGTTGCCATTGCCATACCTGAATAGATTCTGCGAATTTTAATAGATTATCAACCCCTTCACTATTAAACTCTTTTACTACTGGAATTAATAATACGGCGGCAACCGATAATCCAACCAGAATCGTAATAAAAAATGCGCTGAGTAGATCTTTTACATTTGAATACATAGAAACATCAAATGATGTCGCAATCCACATTTCCGTTTTATCAGATGTAGTTACGTAATTATAAATCACGACCACCCATAATATAATTAACACCGCTGATAAAAACATGTTCCATCGAGATAATGCAGCCAAATTTACAACAGGTTTACTAAAATTTTCAGGAATATTAGGCGTATCATTATGTAAAGATATAATATCGTTCCAGTCATTACCAGTAAGATTGTCGATACGATCGTGTGTTAAGTATTCCGACTTTTGGAATGCAGGAGGCGGGGGAGGTTGAGTTGCTTGCGGAAATGAATGATGACCAAATACGAAAAAAAACTCTCTAGGTAACCGAAGAACGTCTGTAATTTCATATTTAAGATATCTAAATATAGACATTAAAATCACGAACACGAGAGAAATCGAAGAGATCGTGATATTTACGATCGAATTGGGTTTTTCCTTCATAATCAGATTATTTACTTTGGTCTGCATAATGTCTTTTACTTCATTCGTAAGCTCGATTGTTCCCGCCACATTGGTATCTCGCCCTTGAAGCTTTACATTATTTATTGCCTCTTCACGAATTTGCTGATAGAATGTAAAACGCGGATTCGTTTGTTTTTTCATTTCATTCAGATCATATTCGCTTTCTAGATTTTTATGTTCATTTACACTAACTACTATATTCCATATAAAAAGCCCGATGAGTGATAATAATAAAAATACTCCGGTTGCTGCATATGTTTGCATGTTTTTCAACCCGCCGATAGATAAAATAAATGCGATAAATGATAGAATAACATATACGGCGCCGTGAGAAACATATATACTCTTCGCTGAATCAATACTGCCGTCAATACTGTTATTCTCCATATCTAACAGTTTAGATATACCTCTCGATATATTTGGAGTTGTTAATATAAGAACACCCGCAATAAATAATACGATCCATAATATCGTTCTTACTAACATAGCCCACGCCTGATTAGAGTCAAGTATTTTAAAAAAAAACATACAAGCCAGCAATACGAGAATACCAGTAATCTGAAAAAATAATCCACCTACTAATCCTAGTTTTTGCATATCTATATTTACCGTTTTCGACTTGTCTATTGGCGAACCATTTTTCATATTTTTATCAATATTTTTACCGGTAACTATAAGATATATACCGACCGCCAATCCGATTATTCCCATAGGTATAACAACCGCATTTGCGGTATTATTTGTATTGTTACGAAGAACATTTATGATTATGTATATCCCTGCAAGTACACTTAATGCGGTTATAATCGAGCCGATTGTGGTAAATAATGTACCATTTTTCAAATCAAAATTTTTATCATAATTTTGAGATGTGAAACCTAACCATAATCCGACACCAATTACTGCGAGTGATGCTAATGCTGTTAGTATTGTTGAAATTGGGTTAGCTCTGGCGGGGGGGGGAGTAATTATATATGACGGTAGTGGAGGTAGCGGAGGACCAACAGGATTAGGTGGAGGTTGTTGATTATTCCAATTCCATACTGAATTAGAATCGCCAATAAACAAGTATACTGCCCATATAAACATAACTATTAAGGTTATTAAGTAATGAATCTTTTCAATTAGAACATTCCATGTTAATGTTGCAATTAAAATGATAACAATAATAATACAGAGTGGTACATATTCAATTATATTTTTTAGTTCGAATGGAACAAAATCCATTATATATACAAGCGCTTAATTTATATGAATATAATATAATTCATATAAATGACGATGTGTGTAATTTACAAAAACGACATAGCGGTTTTTTTTCCATGACAATCGCGACATAATGCTACTAAATTATCAACGTGATTAGAACCACCATGTTCTAAAGCAATAACATGATCTACTTCAAACCAGGCAGGTAATTGACGCTGGCAATCTCCACATTTCCACCCTTGTTGTGCAGCGACATATTTCTTTTTTGTTTCACTTACACTTCGTTTACTCGATCCTTTACCGGAATTTAATAATTTTCGTTCAGCCGCGGTTGCACCTCTTCCATTTGCGAGAGGTCTATTTCCAGCACTTGAAACGGGACCTCCTCCTCCTCCGGTCAAAGAATTATCAACCATTTGTGCATTTCCTGACATATTCGCGTCACCACCGCCGGTCGCCGTATACGACGACATCATCGATTGATGCTGCGGTAACATATTAACATCGTTGTTTAAAAATGATTTATTATTTGTAAAATCGAAAAATGGACTAATCATATCAGCGGTCCCTTTGCTTATTGGCATATACTTAATAATATCATTTGCATGAAAGAGTAATTGTCTAGAGTTTTCCGGATTTTTCTTTAAAAATAAGAATATAGACAACCCAATAAATCCAAATGTCGCCATTTTTATAAATTTTTGATTTGTTTGAAACATTCTTATAAGGCGTCCATCATAATACGTATTTGCGATCAAAACCGCGGTAATAATAAAAACAATATACTCTAATTTCATCATATTATATAATTGTCTGATAAAGTTATATAATATACCTAAAATAATGTATGGTATACCAACATTATTATCTTCTAAATCTACGCGTTTTATTTTTATTTAATACCTTTTTGTATTTTTTACTGAAGGAACCTCCTTTTATTGATTTTTTTACGGGACTATATTGTTGTAATAATTCTTCATATTTTGAAATTTTTATTTTACGTATTTCTTTCTCACGTTGGGTTGCACCATCACGCAACGGGCGAGCTATTAACTCTTTAAGTTTATGACGTATTCTTAATTTTCGTTTACTATTTTCTTTCATTACTTTTGGAGTAGATACCCTAAACTCGTCTACATTTTTTTTTGGATTTTCTTTATTATTTTTGTTACTAGACCGACTAGACCGACTAGATGTAGATTTATTTTTATAAGAAGAAATTGTATTACGCATAGAGATATATTATCTATATATTTAAAATAATTATTATAATTAGATTTATAATTAATTATAATAGCTCGTTATTACAGTCACAATATTATATCTATCGTCTATTAAATCTACGAGATCTGTTTTTATTTGATTTCATATTTTTACGAGTATATAACCCACCTTTCATTTTTGGATTGTAGTTTTTATAATGCTGTTTTGCCGTTTCAAATTGACGAAGTAATATACCATATTTTTTTAACTTTTTCTCATATAGCTCGATCATATCTTGTCTTTTCTGCACTTGTTGTTCTGTAGCACCATAAGGGAGATTTCGTCCTAAGATTTCTCCGTATTTTTCTTGTATTTCTAAAGCCTTTTGAAGCTTGGGATCGTTGAATAAACGTCTATAATTTTTAAGTTCTGGCGGAGAACGCGAACTAGAATATGAATGTCTAGTTTTTGAGTCGGTTTTTGTTGGTGAAATATGTAGAGAAATACCACGCATAGTGTGTTAACGTTATATATAAGAAATTATATTATTATTTATTATGATAGTAATATGCGGCATACCCCATTCCGACCAAAATAAGAAAATAAACGAGTTTTTCTCTGTATTTTAATTCTTCTAATATTTGAATCGGCTTTGGACGATAATGCAAATAATATTTTTGAAGTGCGTCATGTAATGACAGCTCATCTTTCAACAATAGTACATTATAACGGTTATGAATAAAATGAACCCACTTTATAAATGAGGTTCGACTGTCTAAATATGGAGTAACCGGATATTTATCCAACATGCGACTAAATTCGGCTGACATTTCCGGATCGGGAATAAACATGGGAAAATTCTGTATAAAATCATAATATTTTTTACGCGTTACATCATTCACATGATCGGGGTAATTCACCGCCGTCGTCATTAAAAAAAACCAGTAATGAGGCCCCCATACTACTGGGTCGAGTTTAACCATAATATATCAAATAATATAAAAAGAATTACATAATAAGATAAACGATCAGACGAATAATGGCATCTCAAGCACAAGAAGCACGAATTATGGAGATGGACGATCCATGTAAAGTACACAATCCTAAAGTGGTAATGTCATATATAGAAGCGGCTAAATTACGAAATGTAATTGATATTAGTGGTGTATCTCAGGTAGAAAATGGATATAATATAAGATCTTCATCACAAACTGCAATACCCAAACATTTTTGTAACAACTGTAATAGAACAAATCATTTATATAACAATTGCAGAGCACCGATAACAAGCATAGGAATAATCGCATTTCGAAGTGGAGATCATGGACCTGAATTTTTAATGATTCGTCGCCGCGACTCTTTTGGGTTTGTTGATTTTGTTCGAGGTAAATATTCATTAAACGATGAAGTATGTATCCAACGTATAATTGATGAAATGACTATTTATGAAAAAGATAATCTTCTTCGTCTATCATTCGAACAATTATGGAAACTTTTATGGGGTGAATATACTCGCGGCAGCCAATATAAAAACGAAGAATCGATCTCCTGTGAAAAATATAGTCAGATTGTCTCGGGAATACGTACAAAAGATGGAAAACGGAAAACGTTACAACAGTTTATAACTGATTCTCCAACGAGATGGTCGGAAACGGAGTGGGGATTTCCAAAAGGGCGTAGAAATTATAACGAGAAGGATTTAACATGTGCACTTCGAGAGTGCTTAGAAGAAACGGGGTATGATATTACTACTGATAACATTATTCAAAACATAGTTCCATTTGAAGAGATATTTATGGGATCAGATATGAAATGTTACAAGCAGAAATATTTTCTTGCGATGGTAGATTTAGACAAGAAACCTAAAAAGGCGCATGATATAATGGAAGTTGGATTAATGAAATGGTTATCATACGATGAATGTATTCAGATGATACGGCCTTATAATTTAGAAAAAATAGCGATCGTACAAAAAATTAATAATATACTAGAAAAGTATCAAATATATTAAAGTATTATTATTCACATATATAAAGGTATTCGCGAAAGATGTCGTCGGCGTCTAATGTAAGTGATAGTGATGATGAAAATAAACCGATTGAATTAATACTTGCGTCTTCTATTAAAGGAGATGAACCGAGAATAGAAATGTCTACTAAACAACCAACGTCGCTCGCACCGGATCAAGGTGAAGCGGGTAAGATAAGTTCAAAAAAAACTGCCAAACCCAAACTTGTTGTTGATGAATCATCGGAATCAATTACATCCCGAGTAAAACGCCTTGAACGAGAGATAGATACGGGGTCGAAAAGTTTAACACCCGATGAATTAAATAATCCATTTAGCAAAGAGTTTAATAAATTATTGCTTAAAAAGGAAATATTAGAACGGTCTTATATTCATATTTCTGATGATAAAAATGGTGCAAGAGCTGGTTCCGATTCGGGTGATGAGGGAACGGATTATACAAAACATTTATATCCTTCATTAAATGACCCAAATTTTAACACCAAGATCGCGATTCGAAAAGAATTTTACGATACAAAGATGGACGTAGATAACGAAGAAGATGTTGAAACGAAAGCGGAAATGATGTGTAATGCGGAGTTTGAATTAGCACCAAATCAGCAATTCGTTAGAAATTTTTTATCTGTAGAAACTCCGTATAATAGTTTACTTCTATATCACGGTTTAGGTACAGGTAAAACATGTTCGGCAATTAGTGTTGCAGAAGAAATGCGTGATTACATGAAACATATGGGAATAAGCCAGCAAATTATTGTTATCGCTTCTCCAAACGTGCAAGAAAATTTTCGTTTACAATTATTCGATGAACGCGAATTAAAAGAGATAGAACCTGGTGTTTGGAATATACGTGCATGTACAGGAAACAAATTTATTAAAGAAATTAATCCGATGAATATGAAAGGTTTAACGAGAGAAAAGGTCATAAAACAAATCAAGAGATTAATTCAATCTTATTACTTGTTTTTTGGCTATAATGAATTTGCTAACTATGTGAGGAATAATGCATCTAGTGTCGGTATTTCATCTGATGATGTTGAAATGCAACCCAAAAAGAAGAAAAAGGGCATGATGGCTGTTGTAACTGAAGCGGCGGTAGGAACTGAAGGTGCGGGTAAAAAAAGAGGTAGAAGATCTGCAGAAACAATAGCAAAAAATGCCGAATTAGAAGCTTCTGCTTTGGAAAATTTATCTATTGTAAAGCTGCGTAAATTATTTTCAAATACACTTATTATTATTGATGAAGTTCATAATATTCGTATTACCGACGATAATCGCGATAAACGCGTCTCTAAGATATTATATCAAATTGTACAGAAAGTGAATAATGTTCGCCTATTATTGTTATCAGGCACCCCCATGTATAATAGTTACAAAGAAATCGTATGGCTTATTAATTTAATGAATTTAAACGATAAACGAGCAACAATCGATATTAGTGATGTTTTTGACGATAAAGGTAATTTTAAAGTCGACCAACAAGGTCGAGATATTGGTTCAGAGCTTCTCATTCGTAAGGCTACCGGTTATTTATCGTTTGTAAGAGGTGAAAATCCATATACCTTTCCATATAGAGTATTTCCAAAGGAACATTCTCCGGATCATTCTTTGTTGTATCTAACGCAAGTAAGTAATCCACCAATTGAATATCCGAGAATCCAAATGAATGGAAAACAAATTGATCAACCAGTAGAACATATTGATGTATATATGACACAAATTGGCGATATTCAAGAAGCCGGCTATAAATATGTTATTAATGATATGAAAGCATCATATATATATAAGAAAAAAGCGGTATTACGACGAAAGAGTGCTGCTGCTGCTGCTTCCGTGGCGACCGATGCAGGGGTACAGAGTAAAGCTAGTAAAAAAGGAAAGGGAGCAGTAGTTGGTCTCAGTACAGGGGAAGCAGCAGGAGCAGCAGCAGCAGGAGACCAAGTTGAATCTCTGTTGCGCGATATTGGAGATGCTACTGTTGTTGAAAGTGACAATTTCCCATCATTCGAAAATATGGATACAATTGGCTATTCTGTAATTCAGCGTCCACTTGAAGCATTAAATATTATATATCCTCATACATCGTTACTTGAACATATGGCAGATCCAGAACAAGATGTCGATATCGCTTCGTGTATTGGAAAAGAAGGTCTTATGCAAGTAATGTCGTATGAAAGTGAAAACACCCCCATGCGTCAAAATTTCGAATACAGACCCGAATTTATACGTAATTTCAAAGCACCTGATTCTAGTGTAGGACCACCAGTAAAGGGATCAAACTCATATCGCATTTTCGCGCCAAATAATATTGGTCGGTATTCTGCAAAAATCAAGAATATATGCGATAAAGTGTTATCAAGTGACGGAATTATATTGGCATATAGTCAGTATATCGACGGTGGTGTCGTTCCGATTGCACTTGCACTTGAAGAACTTGGGTTTACTCGTTATAGCGCAAATGGCGCAAATAGCTCACTTTTCAAAACAAAACCAGTTCCAAGTATTGATGCAATAACGTTTTTACCACAAAAACAACATATTGCGCAGTTTCCGGGTGAGCCATTTCGCCCAGCACGTTATTCGGTAATTACAGGTGACCCAACAATCTCACCGGATAATCTATTCGAATTAAAAGCGCTTACAGACGAGGACAATATAAACGGTGAAAAAGTAAAGGTTGTTATTATTTCGGTTGCAGGAGCAGAAGGTCTTGATTTTAAAAATATACGTCAGGTTCATATTCTTGAGCCATGGTATAATATGAATTTATTGGAGCAGATTATCGGACGAGCAATACGTAATTGTAGTCATAAACGACTACCGTATTCGCAAAGAAATGTTGAGCTATATTTATACGGAACATATTTAACAAATAGGGAAATTGAAGCGATCGATCTATACTTGTATCGCTTATCCGAATTTAAGGCAATAAAAATTGGTATAGTTTCACGAGCTCTTCGCACGTCGGCAGTTGATTGTTTATTAAATGTTCAACACAATACACAAACTGCAGAACAATTGAATCGTAAAGTTCCTCAAAAATTATCGTCTCGTAAAGAGATAGAATATCAAATCGGCGCAAGACCGTATTCGGCCTTATGCGATTATATGCAACGTTGCGATTATGTATGCAAGCCTACATTTTCAAATGGAAAACCAATACAGGAACAAGAGGAATTATACGGTCTTAGTAGTGATGACAGCGTACAAGGTGGGGATAGCGACGACGATAAAGAAGGCGAAGATAAAGCGAATAGACCACGCGGAGATGTTAGATTGGATACATTTAATGAGAAATTTATGTCTATGAATATTGATAAAATAATACAGAAAATCCGAAATTTATTTAAGGAATCATTTTTCTATAAAAAACTAGGAGCAAATGGTATTATTTCACATATTAATGCAACTCGACCATATCCATTAGCTCAAATTAATCTTGCCCTTACGCAAATTGTTACAGATCCGAATGAATACGTACATGATAAATATGGACGCTTAGGACACGTTGTAAATGTAGCTGATTATTATATATTTCAACCAATAGAATTAACCGATACTAGAAGTAGTATATATGATCGTAGTATTCCAGTACCATACAAACATGAATCGGTTACCTATCCGTTAACAAAAGAATTAACGGAGGATTATTTAAAATTACAAATATTACCAAAACCGGTATTGAAAGAAGCGTTACGGTCTGAAATTCTTGGCATGAGTAGTAGTAACACAGAAGTAGTCAAAGATGTAGAAAGAATGGTTGCAAAATTAAATAGTAAAGGTACTGGAGAGCCCGAAGAGGTGCAGACATTACAATCGAGTGGTGTGGTATTTGGTGAATCTGGCGCTGCTTCTGCTTCTGCTTCTGCTTCTGCAGAATCAATTGAACCCGAAGTTGTTGATGTCGGCGAAGATATTCAAGAATTACTTACTACTTTGAATGACACACTTGAAACATGTAAAACTATATATGAAAAACATACAAAGGATCATGATGAATGGTACTACTATTGCGGAAAGGTAATAAAACAATTATCGGAAACGAGAGAATTTAATATAACAGATGAAAAAATGCACGATCTTGTTATCGCAAATCTAATTGAACATTTATTTATTAAAGACAGTAAGTTACTTATAAATTATCTCTACCATAAAAATAATAATTCTATGTTTGTTCGAAGTGGTGGAGGTCTGGGGGCATCTGTCGCGAGTATTCAACCTTTGACACAATTTGAACAAAAATTATTATCATATTATTCACAGCAATTATTACGAAGACCGTTAGGTAGGCGAAGAGCAGCCGCTGTGGCCGCAGCCGCAGCAAGTAATCCTATCGCAAAAGCCGAGGTAAGTACAGCAGAAGATCTAGGATTGATGCTTTTTAATGAAGGAACACCGAAATATGAACTTATTATTTTACGTTATGAAACACCTGAATGGATTCGTGCAGAACACGAAGATGAACGCGATTTTAGCGCATTAATAACTGCCAAACAGAGTCAACAAATAAAATCTATGAATGGAATTATTGGGTTTGTCACTTTTTTCAAAAATGAATATCTGATATTTAAAGTAAAAATGATGACGAAAAAACGAGATAAAGGTGCACGGTGTGATCAAGCGGGTAAATCGGACACGATCGCGATGATTAACAATATATTGTCATTATACTCGGAAACAAACGGCGATGAATATAAAATGACGACCGAAAACACAAAAGATCGAACTCAAAAAGAATTATGTGTTTTTCAAGAATTTGTATTAAGAGTATTTAACGCAAATCGAGTCAACGGGAAAAAATGGTTTTTTACCCCATCAGAATCGATATTATGCGATATTGAAAAATTACATTTGGGTTAATATATAAAAAGTATAATGTTATTATAAGTAATAATATTATAGAAATGCAAAATACACAACCAGAAAAACCGGCTGTATCATTACGCCCACCTACATCTATAACTAGAGCATCTATATCCGGAACTGCATCAAGTATTCAGTCAAAAGGCAAATTCGGTATATATACAACCAATTTATTAACACGCAAGTTACGTATTCCATTCAGAATTATTGGCCGTAATGTTAAAGATACACTTGAACATATTCTATCTAAAATGATTGAAGGAAAATGCATGGTAGAAGGTTTTATACGCCCAGGAAGCGTGAAAATATTAACATATTCGAATGGATATTTGTATGGAAAAGACGCGATATTTGATGTAGTATATGAATGTCAATCTTGTTCATTAGTAGAAGGAATGGTATTTTCATGTGTTGTTAAAAATATTAGTTTAGCCGGTATTCGCGCCACTTTAAATGAAGAAAAAACGCCGATTGTCGCATTTATCGCACGCGATCACCATTATAACCGCCCAGAATTTTCACGAATTCAAGAAGAAGAAACTATAAAAGTTCGCGTTATTGGACAACGATTCGAAATTGGTGATGACGCAATCTCGGTTATTGCTGAACTAGTCTAGCATTATAATTAGATATTATTGTTTATACCAAAGAACATGAAACGAATAATAATATCTAAAACTAAATTTTCGAATTAATATGATAAAATTGATAACAATATAAAACCAAATTATAATATGATATAGCCGATTGTTTGTATTGCTATCATTATTGAGAGTAATTATATCTATTAATGTTAGCCTCATACACAACACCTACACAGTCAGGAAAGACGTCAGAGAGAGAAAACCCGGCTGACGTAAAGAAAAAATTAAAACTAAAAATTGTTTCTTCTAGCAATACTGCAGTCTCCGAAATAAATGACAAGCATTCGCCTGTTAACATAAAACATGTAGATAGTCATAATATGATACCATTACTCGATAGTCACGATACTGGCGATTCTAATTATTGTGATATCGAGTTATTTACAAAAACAAAGATTCATCGAAGTATTACTGTTCCATTTCACAGAATTGCAAGATCGTCCAAAATAGTCGACGTATTAAACAAAGAAATGTCGATTATGTTAGAAGGGAAATGTTCCATAGAAGGATATGTTTGCCCGGGAACTACTCAGATTATTCAACATTCATGCGGTAGATTAAACGGCGGTAATGTGATCTTTGACGTTGTGTTGAACTGTTTAATTTGTCTTCCAAATGAACAGACTAAGATTGCATGTGTTGCAAAAACAATCACCCAAGCAGGGATTCGCGCAGTCGCAAAAGGACTTCAACCAGGATCAACTTCACCAATTGAGGTGTTTCTTTCGAGAGATATGAATATGCATTCAAATTCAGCAGAACAGTTTGTTCTTGTTAAAGAAAATGATATACTTGTCGTTGAAATTATCGGTAGGAGATTCGTATTAAATGATACACATGTTACAATAATTGCATTACTTCACAAAATTGATGTTGTTTATGACGTAACATTAGAACCAAATTATAAAGTAAGACCTGACCTCGAACCCGTACATAACAACAACAATATGTTGATTCCGTCAAAGCAGCGTGTGACAAAGTTATCTGCGCCAGTCAATACAATCGGAATAGACACACAAAATAACCAATCCAAAAGAACTTATAAAAAAAATAAATAACATATAAATACAATAAATTATATTTAACAGAACCAACCAATTTTTTAATCCGATAATTTAATCATGACCTTTGCAGGAATAACAACAACTCAAAATATAACAGCAATAGCCAGCCTTACAAAAATGAATGAATTAAGTACGATTGCGCAAAAAGTTGAATGGAAAACAAATTATTTAATGAAATTAAAAGAAAAATTGGAATCGTTGCCTTTATTCCATCAAATTGAAATATTGCGTATTTTGCATTCGAAAAATACGAATTTAAATGAGAACAAAAATGGTATATTTATTAATATTACCAAGTTAAGCGACAGTTCTCTCGTACAATTAGAAGAATATATTAATTATGTAAATGCGCAAGAAAAACATCTTAGCGAGTTTGAAGAACAAAAGAAATTCATTACAAAAGAGTATTTTGATTCTAAATCGTCCACTATGTAATAATGTAATAAAGATAAAACGATATATTATATAGTATGACATCTGTTTTATCTGTTATGGCGATAGTTTCGTGTCGATATAATTCATTTTCATTTACAAGTGACAATATTAATAATAGAATGATTGTACATTCGATTAATAACAGTAATGGTAATGGTAATGGCACGATCGTTAGTAAATATGCTCCAAAACTAAATGTACCCTCAGAACTTGAGTCGGTTTCAAAAGATAAACCAAAAACGACAATAGATGATATTGTAAATGTGAAATTATCAACAGATGAAATTGTATCATCATCGGATTGTGACTCGGAAGTGTCTTCTGTTTTATCATCAGAAGAATCAGAAACAGAACCCGAAGAACAAGTAGAGAAAGAAATCGAAACACCCGAAATCGTCCAGTTTGACGATATTGCGTCATTTTTTATCACCAAGCCAGAAGATTCATTATTGTGGTGTGCATATATTATGATAAATGGTATTGAGAAGTTTGAAACAGTCGAAAATTATTATACGGAAGGCAACGTATTTAAATATCAGGTAGTGGGAGATATTCGGTCTAAAAAGACATTATTGAAGCCACATAAATTGTCGTTATCTAAAATCGAGGACGGTATAGTAAATAAACCGTTTATCAATTTGGAATCATTTTACGCTATAGCGCTTACGTATAATTTATCTATATGTTTAATTCAAGGGCGAAAAATATTTGAAATCGGTAGAAATAATGACGATTCAAAAACATTTGTTATTGAGAAGAAGCGAGGGAAATATGGTATTTATTTATTTTCAAATCAGTCTTCTACTATTGGATCTAAACGTAGTATTCAGACCCTTAAAACAACCGCACTAAATTATATAAGAGATAATTACTGGAGCATGGAAAATATAAGCACCCCGATTCGCCCATTATCTGCATATAAATTGCAGGATTTGGTGGATATATGTAAACGTCTGAATATATCAACAACGCATCAACACAAAGGCGAATTCGGATCAATCGGTATCGAAAAAAGAAAAACAAAAGGCGAACTATATGAAGCGATTTGCCAAAGTATTTGAATAACCGAACTCTAACCTTAGAGGCGTGTCTGCGTGTGTGTGTGTATCGTACCTATTATGATTTAGTAGTTTAATTTCACATGTTTTGTGTGTGTTAATTTATAATTACGTCGTGATTTATTTGCAAGAAGAAATGCTCGTTTAGAGTGATCGCAACCTTTATCCAAAATGTCGTAGTCAATCGCGGCAGCCTTTCCACCGGTTATAGCACTAGCAAGTCGTGCATACCCCCAAGATTGTGGCGTCTGGTTCGGTCTAGATCCAGAAGAGTAATACGCGCCTTCACCTTTTTTTACGATTTTACGTAATGCTGCAATACTACAACCGGTTTTATTCGATAATTCATTATCTGGTCTGATATTTTCAATTTTATACATTTTACGGGCATTTAACACGTGATTTGATGTCTTATTTTTATACGATTTTAATTGTTTACGTGTATAATATTTTTTGTTTTTATACATTTTTCTAGATCTGATGAGCATTTTTGTTTGTTTTTTTCTATCGGAAATATTTAATTTCGTTGGTATATATTTTAATGGAACAGTATGTGTTTTCATGTTAATATGATGCTGGTGTATATGTATACGTTTATGCAATATACAATATAATAAAATTATATAATTGATAATATTAATAATAAATTGAAAATGAAAATTATTTATAAGATATGGTATAAATAATTTCCTATTCATATATATAGTGAAATGTCGAGAAATCGTGGATCGACTGCAAGTATACCTGGAATACGAAAAAGACATGAATCGTCGTCGTCATCATCGTCGGACAAACAATCCGGATTTTCGAATATCGTATCATCTTATTTAGACGGTATATTGGATAGAACCGATGGTATTCCTGAATTAGAAGTTCGATTTGGGACACGCGGAAATCAGCCAACTACAAAACAGAATTTTGATAATGTCATACAAAAATTATTGGCTTCTGGATTTGTTTTCTCAAAGAAAAATGCATATGCTTTGAAAATTCAAAACGAATTTGTTGATCCAAAAACAGGACAAACCAAATTATCGCTTATTCGCGCAGAAATTCACGGAATAAATGACGTTCAAAAATATTGTAAAACAAACCAACCCGATGACAAATATGTTCTATTTACGCAGAAGATGTATGCAAGAAACACAACTAAATCTAGAGAAGGTGGTCTATTTGAAGGAGAAAATGCAGAAGAAGAATCGAGACAACAAACAATTATGCCTATCGTATTCGAAGACTTCAATTTCAAAGTAAGCTACCAACGCGAGAAACATGTCGCAAATACTTCTACTTTGGCCAGGTCAATTTTAAAAACATGGAATGATAATAAAAAGACATTTCGTTACATAAATCGAAGTACGATGACGCACCCGGATTTGCCATTTCAAATTGATTTAAGCGTGGTAAAGGAATCACATCGCGATAGATCCCGGTACATTCCAGAAACTACATTTGAAGCGGCGAAGGTACTTGATAGTATGCCTAAATATGAGATCGAAATAGAAGTAATTAATGACCTTGTTGGTCCAGGGACATCTTTCAATCACCCCAAATATTTATTGGAGAAATTGCGAAAAACGATAACACTTGTATTATCTGGTATCCAAGAAACAAATTATCCGGTATCGTCAGTTGAAATGCGTCGCGTCCAACGTAAATATCACGAATTACTTCACCCCGAAGAACATAGTGGAAGAACTAGTAGTACACATAAGCGAATTAAAGGGTTAGGTGAGAGCGACAGCGACAGCGATAGCGATAGCGAAGGTGGTGCAGAAAGTGATGGAGGCGACGCCGATACAGCAGCTGCTGCCGCATCAGGCAGAAGAATCCAATTACGCCCAAAACATTTTGTAGGCCCATCTTCATTTACATTACAAATGCAGAATATCATGCCTATAAATCCTGACTCGAAATCGCCAAATATTTGCCAAGGATACTCTGTTACAGAAAAGGCCGACGGTATGCGAAAACTGTTATTTGTTGCACCAAGAACCGGTAGAATTTATCTAATTGATACCAATATGAACATTCAATTTACCGGCGCAGTTTCATTAAACACAAAGTTATATAATACGTTGATCGATGGAGAACATATTCTTCATAACAAAAACGGTAGTTTCATTAATTTATATCTGGCATTCGATATATATTACGTACACAAGGCTGATATACGTAGTCGTTTGTTCTTTCCTTCGAATGATGAAGAAGTATTAACTAATTTCAGACTGCCATTATTAATTAGTGTCGTAAAAAATCTCCAGATGAAATGCGTTTCCGGCGGCGCAGACTCGTTGCCCCCCATTAGAATCGAGCATAAAATATTCGAGGTCGCTACGCCACAGCGATCTATTTTCGATTGCTGTGCAACAATCATGCGAAAAATGGAAGATGAACAACAATACGAATACTGGTGCGATGGTCTTATATTTACTCCGCTTGAATATGGTGTCGGAAGTAATGTTCGTAACGATGGTAATGCCGGTCCATTATATAAAACAACATGGAACCATTCATTCAAATGGAAACCGGCAAAACATAATACGATCGACTTTCTTGTCACTACGAAGAAAGACAAAACACAAGAAGATGTCGTTAGTAATATCTTCAATCAAGGTATCGACATGTCCAAATGCGTTCAAGTTCAACAATATAAAACGCTTATTTTGCGAGTCGGTTACGATGAAAAGAAGCACGGATATATTAACCCATGTCTTGAAGTGATCGAAGGTAAGAATAGTGGTGTTGATGGCGATGGAAGCGTTTCCGGTGGTTCAGGGGGGACGGACGGTTTTGGCGATGATACCAGCGGAGATTCTTATAAACCCGCCCCATTTTACCCAACATACCCGTATGATAATGATGCGCATGTCTGCAATATTATGTTGCGTCCAGATGAAGCAGGAGTATCACAAATGATGACGCTTGAGAACGATATCGTAATGGACGAAACCATAGTCGAATTTAGCTATGATGAAACAAAGCCGGTAAATTGGAGATGGTCACCTTTACGTGTTCGTCATGATAAAACTGCAGAATATCGCGCTGGTGGAAAAAATTACGGAAACGCGTATCATGTCGCAAATAGTAACTGGCATTCGATCCATAATGCAATTACGGAAGAAATGATCACAACCGGCGAAGGTATTCCTGATGAATTATCGAACGAAGACGTATACTATAACCAATCAACTACTGGAGATGGTGTTGATGTGGGCGGCGGTACAAAAATAAAAACACTAACAAAAAGCATGAGAGATTTTCATAATCTGTATGTAAAAAGGAAACTAATTATGGGTGTATCTAAACCGGGAAATACATTAATCGATTTTGCAGTCGGAAAGGGCGGTGATTTACCAAAATGGATCGCAGCGAAATTGGGATTTGTATTTGGTATCGATTATTCTAAAGACAATTTGGAACATAAATTCGACGGCGTTTGTGCGCGATATTTGGAATCTAAAAAAACAAAGCGTAATATCCCCCCCGCAATATTTATTCATGGCGACAGTAGTAAAGAAGTTAAATCCGGACAAGCCGCAATAAGTGAACGTTATCGCATCATATCACGCGCAATATTTGGCGAAGGACCAAAAGATGCCAGTATTTTGGGAAAAGGTGTATATCCTCATTATGGTAGAGGTGTCGACGGATTTGATATTTGCTCTGTTCAATTCGCAATTCATTACTTCTTTGAAGATATTAAAAAGGTTCACACGTTTCTTCAAAACGTTTCAGAATGCACCAAATTAGGCGGATACTTTATTGGAACTTGTTTTGACGGTGTTCGCATATTTCAGGCGCTTTCTAATGTTGAAAATGGAGATGAAGTATCGGTATTCGACTCGATCAATACACGTGAAGCTAACGCTGAAACCAGCGGAGGAGAACGTAAAAAGATTTGGTCTCTTCGTAAAAAATATAATCAAACAGAATTCGAACCAGATAGCAGTAGTATTGGATATGAAATTGAAGTGTTCCAAGATTCGATTAATAAGAGCACGAAAGAATACCTTGTGAATTTCGATTATTTGACACAGTTATTAGAGAATTATGGGTTTGATCTTGTTATGCCGGAAGAAGCAGCTACCACATTATCACAACCGATGCCTGATGGAACAGGTACATTTGACGGATTATTCCACCAAATGGAGTTGGATATTAAACGCGCACGTGAGACATCGGGTTCGTTCGGGGGTGGTGGTGGTGCCGCCGCCGGTAAATGCGACGAATATGGAAGTGCTCGTTTAATGCGTCCAGAAGAAAAACGAATTTCATTTTATAATCGGTATTTCATCTTTCGCAAAAATCGTAATATAAATGCGAAGCAACTAAAGAATAGTTTTCTCAGTTACGCTGGATTACAAGAAGAACATGCTCGCGGAGCAGAGCCTGGAACCGGTGGTCTTGACGAAGATTCTGAAAGGATTGCACTTGAAAAAATTACCCGGGCTTCGATTCCTACTGATGTTGCGACTAAGCCTGCAATCGCTTCAAGTATTCTAAAAAAGATGGAAAGAGAAAAAATCCAAAAGCAATTAGAAGAAGGGAAGATTACGTCATCTGCATCAGCGGCGGCCGCGGTGGCCCCAGCCCCAGTATCACCCAGAACCGCTAAGAAAACGCGTAAGCTTAAACTAGCAGAAGCGATCGCTATAGCGAATAAAGAGCAACAAGAATATAATGAGGCCATGAAAGAGCTTATGGGGCCGGCATTTGCGCCCATCGAAAATATCGAAAAAAGCTTGAAAAAGCGTTCAAGAAAGGCAGGGTACGATGTAATAAGTGGAATGGATTTTGAATCTGCTGAACTGTTGGGATTAGAGGAACCTAAAAAGGGAATGGCGAATCCTCTTCAACCACCGAAAACTCTGAAGATCGTGCGAAAAGTCACTAAAAAACCGTCATCTGGCGCAGTAGCCGGAAAAGATAGCGATGACGATTCCAAAGAGAAAGAAACAAAACAGAAAAAAACTAGGAAAAAAAAGGGAGAAGAGTAGTATTCGTAGCGTATATATTGTTTATACACGCGAAAATAACTTATAACGATTTGTTATTATTATATAGTAGTTCATAACAAATCGTTATTTTTTAATCCATTTATAAATGTATAAAAAAACACACACAAATCAATTTAAAACACCTGGCGGTGTATCCTCTTTATGTATCGGACCTGGTAATTTATATTCTATGGTTTGTGGTTCAGGAAGTTGTATCGGTGGTGGTGGCGGCGGGTATGGTAATTATCAAAATTCAATTCAAAGTACGGTAAATACTGCAACCACAAACACATTAGGATTATGTTATTATAATTATTTTATATTACCAAGTGTTGATATGCGCTTCGACAAAGACGGAAAATATATACCATTAGAATTAATGTATCACACAAAACAAGAAGACGAAACAGCCACAAAACCATATATTTCATCATCGATATATTCACATTTGTGCAATATGAAACAGCAAATCGAACAGTATCAGTCTGATTGGGACAATATTAAGAAATTTACCAATCCATTCGAATTTATTCACACAAATATTGCAGGCAATAAGACAAACATAAGTAAACTTCGACCGTTATCTCGTTCCTTCTATAAAATGATAGAAATCGTAATTGGCACAAATTTATTGAACGAGTATTCAAATACGATTAAAACAGAAGTGGATTATCATGCTGGAATTAATACATTTCATCTAGCTGAAGGTCCAGGCGGTTTTATCGAAGCGATATCGTATCTCCGAGGATTGGAGTATGATAAGATGAAAAAAAATACACAACAATCGTTGTCGAGTAGTGTATCCACAACCCAAGTTCCACTCTTATCGACGAACGTGCAGATTCTTAAGCGTAATACCGATCTACACGATGAATATATGAAAGAACTTGAACACAATAAAATTTCCAAACGTATATTTGACCGCGCATCTACGTCTACCGCAGTATCTGGAAATACACAAGATCTAACTACCGGACATATGAGTGCATCTATGCATAAATATAATCATCAACACGAAATATATGGAAATGACAGATATTATGGAATGACGTTAATAAATGATGATCCGATATGTCCTGGTTGGAAAAAGACCAAGACATTTTTAGATGCAAACCCTAATGTAATTATTGAAACTGGAGAAGACAAAACGGGCAATTTGTTATCAATTTCGAATTTCAAATACTGTGCGTCGAAATATAAGAATAAAATGGAATTAATCACCGCCGATGGTGGATTTGATTTTTCGCTTGATTTTAATAATCAGGAAAATATCGCAATACGTCTAATTCTTGCAGAAGTATTTTTCGCGCTAGCCATGCAAAAAAAAGGCGGTTCTTTTGTTTTAAAAATTTTTGATATTTTTCATAAACCTACTGTAGATATACTGTATTTATTATCATATTATTATTCGAATGTCTCGATTATTAAACCATACACAAGTCGAATCGCGAATTCCGAAAAGTATGTAATTTGTCAAAATTTTAAATTGGACGATTCAACGCTGGTGATTGAAGAGATTTCTCGTATTTTTCCGTATATTATTGATGGAAATTCGGAAATTATGTCTTTATTAGCACGAAAACACGATGTATACTATTTAAATAAAATAGAAGAAATGAATGCGATTTTAAGTTTTCAACAAATAGATAACATTTCGTCGACTCTTTCGATCATTACAACCCATAAAAATGCCGAAAAAATAGAACAATACAAAAAACTGAATATACAAAAATGCATATCTTGGTGTGAAAAGTATAATATTCCGTATTTTAAACAGACAGCTAGTGTTTCTGGTGGGAATATTTTTCTTCATAGACCATAACCAAATATTAATTATAGTGCATTTTAATAATAACAACAAAGTAATCTAAACATAAGATACATATTATGTATAGATATAAATATAAAAAACACATGCAAGCGATACATTTATTAATTGGGAACTTTAGCGGTAAAAAAACAAAGGAGAGATTTGAGACCATTTTAGAGCCACTACAGGCAATTTTACAGATTGCTTGTTTGGCTTATTATCCGATTGGAAGTAAGGTTTCGATTCATAATAATATTTTGTTTATTCAAAACGCTGGATACACACAAAACGTAAAACGATGGTATAATAATGATAAAAAGGAGGACCTTTTTTATTTGTATAACGTGTTTTCGCGTTTTAGCAAATTTTACAAAAATGTATTAGACCCGGCTTCATCGGGGGCGGCGTCGTCGGCGTCCTCGGGCTCTTCAAATAATGGATTAGACGCAAACACAATTCATATTAATTCAAAATTGTTTTCTATATTACATGAATTAGCCAAAACCGGGATTAATAATCTTATACGGACGTATAATCAAACCGATAAAATACATATCCTTCATACACTACAAATGTACAAGGGTATGCTTGATAGCCCTGAATTGGTTCGTAGACTAAGTAACGGTAGTGGTGATCAACATAGTGGTGGTAGTAGAAATAGCGGAAATAATGGAACGAAACTAATCAAAATGACGAATATGGGTGAAGACGATACTGCACATCGAGAAGATAATGAAGACCAAGAACTACCCAGACAATTTAAAAAACCGATTGTGCATAACGATCATGGAATCCCATACGATAATTTAATGGAACAATCGACTTCGAATATCGATTTTATCTTTATTAAAATAACCGACTTATACACACAAGATGACTTTGATATTATTTATCATACTCTCATGAAAATAGAAAATGATCCGCAATATTATTTGAATTATGTTGATGGATTAAATAAAATATTGGAGCCGGTTAATATTCGCATCAAAAAATGGATTGATGATAATATTATATTTTGATAATATAAACAAATAGAATAAGGTACTAATGTCTTCTCATAGTCCGAAAGGTAGTCAGGGAAGTCCAAAAGCTAGTAGTGCTAGGGGTGGTCCGGTCGTTGTGAATTTTAAAGAAACGATTTCAAACAAATCAGACGGGCCTAAGTTGGTTAAAGGAAAAGTAGTTCCCATATCGGTTGGTGTAGACCCAGATATTATTGCTAAAAATACTAAACTTGCTAAACTTGCTGAACACGGACAAACTGTCGAGAGGAATGCTCTTGAGCGCGAAAACGAAGCCAAAGCAGCAGCAGCAGCAGCAATAACAGCACAAGAACTTCAACTTCTAGAGGATAAATTTAAGGATTTAGATGTTATATTTCGAGATGATGATGTTATATTTGAAGGTTCTAAACAACATACTGAAATAAAACCCACCATCAGGAGAATAAAAGACATGATTGATGGATTGTCGTTGTTATTATATAATATAAAACTACCAAGTATCAAAGTATTTCAATATGATTATCCAGATCTTGAGGAAGATAAAACAAATGCGATTGCTACTTTTGAGAATGAAAAGAAGACTCAAGCTGAACCTGATATGAAACCAGAAGTTGATATTCGCGAGAGGGGAGGAACATTACCGAATATTCAACAAGCTAGTTGGTCTATTGAAAAGGACGAACCGGTGTATAAAAACCAACCTATTATCTCTAATATAATAGATAGTTATATTGATACAAAACCCTCAATATGTATAAAATGCCCTCATGGATTTCAATCAGAACTCTTGCGTCGATTATGTCTGGATCCAACGCCACAAGGACGATATCTTAGACTAACTAAAGACACTATTAAACGAGCTTTAGATGCGCGGTTAAAAGGTGCTGAAATAAATATAACGTTAAAACTAAAATTGTATAGCGAGTTTGATACCGCTATAGCACATTATAGAAAAATACCTAAGAATCTCTCTAGATATAGATTAATTGGACTTTTGTTTGTCAAAATACAACGGTTAATACGCGATTTTTGTACTATAACAAGCGACTGGACTCCTGGTTTATGTCCTGGAGACTTTGCAACATATATGCATAGTCATCATCATTATTTCAATTTATTTAGAATGATTTATGACATAGCAAAAAAGTTGAAAAAAAGACAATCTGGTCTCCAGGGTCTGATCGATAATATAACTTTTTTTTTATGCAAAAGTGTATTTATTTTGTTAACCGACCCTGAGGTTACACGAGTTCATGAATTCATATGCAAATTACTAGAATATAATGATCAGATTGATCGCGCAGCGGCCGGCGAACAACGTAATAGACTCATTACATATTATGTTAGAGTTGTCGAAGTTTTACTTACTAGGGGGTTGCTTACTACTCGAGATCCCGATCTAATTCAAACTATTTTCTTTCGTAAGTTACTATCTTATTCTCCAATATACGTTTGGCTGCAGGCATTATTTGTTGGAGAAGTACTTTTACCAAAGGAACAAATTGATCAAATTTATGCTCAAATATTAGCAACTCAATCTAGTGATTCTAGTCAATCTAGTCAATCTAGTGAAAAGTTTTTATTAAATCAGGAACTCTCACAAACATGTAAATCATCACAAGGACAAGGTGGTGGACGTACTAAAAAAAGAGGTTATACGAATAAATCTAAAAAAAATATAAAAAATAAAAAGAGTGGGCGTAATAAAAAGGTAAGAGGAAATAACAAAAGCAGACGTAATCAAAAAAGATCGTAAGAAATATTATGAAAAATCATAATATCATGAAACTTCATGATTATTGTTATTATGATTTAATCAACCTCCAACTTCACCCAACAAGGAATATACGGCGCATTTGATAATTCGCCTTTTATTCTACGAGAGAATTCCGGGAACGGGATTTTAATCTTCGTGTCTTCGCCAGTCTTGATAAAGTGGCTTACTTGTTTGTATAACTCGAGAATCGCCGGATATGAAACATTCATCTGAAGTTCCGTTAATTTATCGATAATCGGTCTAACTTGCGCACGTCTTTGTTCTTGCGTTCGTTCATTTGGATTAGAACCACCACCAATCCCGGCCATCTTATATGATTCTTCCTTTTGTTGTTGTTTTTTTTGATTTTTCTTCCAGTGCTTTCCTTTTCCATATCTTGTATTTGCCGCCGGACCATCATTTGTCTGAGAAACATGTGACGTTGTTTCTTCACAAATAAGTAATTCGGGCGCATTTTTATTTTCGTCCACCGCCGCAATATTTGATTCAATATGTATATCTTCAATATCTTCTGGAATAAGTATCGCTTCCTTACGAAGTTCCATCTCATCTTCTATCGCCTTATTTTTCTGAATCGCTGCAATTGCGGCGTCAATTTCTTCTTGAGAACTTCCCGGAGGAAGTGAGACCGCCGCTGCAGTCACATTTATATCAGTAGAAACAGTCGAACCCATAATAATATTCGCTAAATATCGAAGAATATTATACTAAACTATCAAAATATATTTATATACTAAAAGCGGCATTTATCTAAAATACAACATCATGATCATCGCTGAACATTCTATCGCTCTTGTGAATTTCGAATACGTCTTGAAATATTTTACTTCGCATTAAGGGTACGTTTGTTCTAATTTTTAAATCAAGATGTGGATTTGTTATTACCTGCACTAAAATCTCTCGACGACTCGCAAATGCCCGGCTGTGAATGGCATAATAAGTATAAAAATGCTGAAATGAAATCCGACGCATATGATCAGTCATTAACGTAGACGATGAAAGTTTGTTAGAATGTTGTGAACCTACTTGCGCAACGCTTGTTGATGTGTTTGAAAAAGTATTGCCTATTAATGTTTCGTTGTGCATTTTTTGGTGAAATTCAATAAGCGCATCTTCGCAAACAGCAAGGCCTGTAATATCGGCAAGATTCTCGGATAATGATAATTTTCCGTCGATAACAAACCCGTATTTCTTTGAAATTCTCTCGTATTGTTTGACTATCCGGTTTATTTTTTTCTCGTATATTGCGATATCTTTGGGATACCACCAATTTTTTATAACACCCTTATAATCATATACCCGGCCATGCACATGAAGAGCGTGCGATAATTCGTGTCCAATTGTATAACCCAAACCTGCCAAATCATATTCATACCCGCGCCCAAATTGAATATTGAGACTATGCATATATGCAGTCGGTATGTAAATAGAGTTATTACTTGATAAATAATATGCATTTACGATGTAAGATTGTATACCGCTTGTTTTTACTTTCGACCAATCAACTGTATCAATATCATCTATATCGAGCATTCGTTCTCTCGAATTACCAGGTAAAACTGAATGTTCTGCGATATATTTTGTATGGTATTCGCTGAATTTTAATAGATTACCCCACGCGTCTTTCGAATCGTATTTTAGATGAGTAGGATCATTCGCGGACATGTTATTTTCTGAAATAAAAAATCGGATCGTGTTTAGTTTTTTCAAAGCACCCTTTTTAGTATAAGGCGACATCCATTCATTTCTCTCGATACGCTTTTTATAGCATTCTGTTATCGTAGTCGAGACATCTCGAACCTTTGCTATCATTTCTTCGTTTTTATACCGTTTGGTATATTCGCTGTCCATTAATTTCGGAAAGACATACGTAAGACCAGTTATTGGAAAGTATTTACGAGGGAAATGAGTGTCTCTTCCGCGAATAAGTGTATCGTTGAAATCAAGATAAATCTCTCGCCACTCGTCGTGGAAACAAATAATTTGACGCATATAAATGAAAAACCAGTAGCTCTTCCATTTATCGGACGCCCATTCCTTTTTCAATTTATACATTATAGTTTTTAAATATCCTACTTGTTGCGCAATAAAATAGGACGGGATCTGTTCTTCTTTATAACCAATATATTTTGCAAACTCGCGCCAGTTGATATCCGTATGTGCGATAGAGTCGTCGATAAAAATTCTGGACGCACCTCGAATATTAAACGAGTAGTGTGCCGGCCTTTTGTGTGATTCTTCCGCCTCTTCCTCCCTCTTTGAAGTAGATGACCATTTAGCACAAGAACGATTCCGTCTATTATTCTTGAATAAAGATGGTGATTTTGGGATTTTAACCTTGTCGGGTTGTATATCGGGGTGAGTAGAAGTCGAAAAAATATTCGCATAATTTCGGTCATAACGAATATCAATATTATTCATATCTTTCATTAATTCGCACTCTATATCAAAAACATTTTGCGCGGTTATATTGTGTTTCTTTTCATAATCCTCACCTAAACATTTGGTAAAAACTGTGTCGATAAATTTTAAAAATGCACTCGTAATCTCCTTTTTATATTTAATATATTCGATTGTTTTCGTGTATGATTCATCGTCATTTCCACCAGTATCTTTCATAACATCTCCAGAAAAATGTTCTCGTGCACTTACGTTCAATTTAACTTTATTCATCTGTTTTTGGATGATTTTATCGTCCATATAGAACCGATAGTCGTATAATGTTAATGATGGAGATGAGATATGTGCTGATAATTTATCAGGAGTATAATCGTCACATGAAACGCCCCAAACAATAGGTGCCGCCCATTTGATCATTTCGTTCTGGTTAATATAACCTAAAAATTTCCATATATTATTTTCTTGCACCATATTGTCGTAATTTCGACAATAATTCTCGATATGACATAAAATAGGTTCCTTGTTTAAATGAAGTAATGAAGTATACATGTTATGAAATTCAAGAGCGGTGCCATTACAGTTGGAAACCCCGCCGTGTTCTTTTACGTATTCGTGAATCATAGATACCATATTTTTATATGTGTCATCTTGAATTAATGCAAAATTATCGAGTGGTCGAATATATTTCATTTCTCTCGGAAGAGTCTTTGGAACCTCTTTAATCCATTTATAATTTGCCCAGATATAGAAATCATCGCGCTGGCTTTGTTGTTCTAAATGTCGGGTTGATATCGTATACTTGTGAATCTTTCTAGTTGCATTTTTATGTCTTTGTTTTTGTCGTATTTTATTCGTTTTTTTATGCGACATCGTCATTATATATTATATATTATAAATATTATAGTATTCGTAATATATTGTAATTTGTGTGATTTATTAGATTAGCATTTTAGATGTGGTCGCTTTACTGCGCGATTATATAAATTGCAATCAGGTTTAAAAATCTTGCTTTTAATAAAATAAGGTGCGCCCATATTTCCGCCATGATAACTACCTGCGTTTGCCGCAGCGTGACCATATGCAGACATAAATGATGCACCATTTTTCGTGATCGTCTCCAACTTAAGCCTCTCCAATCGAGTTCCTGCTGAAACTGCTCCTTGAACACCGTATTTTGCATTATTAGGTTTATGAATAACGGTTTCACGGCAATTACGACTGTCTTGAGCGGTTGGGTATACTCTTTCGGCATTACCGCAGTTTGTGGAATAATATACTTGCGATCCAGTAGCCGAATTGCTTGGATTAACAGGAATGCCATTTGCATTAACATATTGATTTGGAACAGCGTTCATTTTTGAGAATGTTTGTTTTTGTTGGTAGGTTCTGCATCTTGCTTGAAGATAGGTTGAACTGTTTGTGTGATAAGCGCGACTTACGTTTGTGCTTGCGGAACGTACGATACGTTTTCTGGGGTTTATGCTAAGACTTTTAGTTTCGTATATTCCGGTATTTATTTGGTAAGAACCAGGCGCTCCAGGAGTACCAACCTGTTTATACCCTGGATTATATACAACTACATCACGCATGCATTCTCTTAAAAAAGGCCGCGCGATATCTTCGACTATATAATTTTGTTTAGAAGCAGGGCGATTATCGCAACCACAGTTTGTCCCCCTAAATACAATACCACCTGGTCTATCAATAAACCCGATAGTTGGTCGAGTTTTATTAGTATACGCAGGAGTTAAACTTTTACGCCAGTGTTTAATAGGTCTTGCTATAAATCTTGACGTTTTAATTATATTTTTATTGGCGGGAAATGAGCAGCCGACACTACCATGTCCATTTACATCAGGGTTTGCATCACTAATAGGTCCGTTAGTTGCAGGGCGATTATATCCTGGGTATACACTTCGGGTAGTGCTTTGTTTAGTAGAGCGAATTGCTACTTTAATATTTCTAAAATTAAGAGGCCAAGAAACAAAGTTTTTAGGTTGTGTTGCCATTAAATACCTGATATTTTTGTAAATGAGATATTGGATTCTATTTATTATATTACAATAGAAAAATTTACACCAATTATAATTTAGGACGGTTTTGTATTTAGTGTTATTATTATCATGGATTAATGCAAATAATGCATTTATTTTTTAAATTTAATTTAGGATTTATATGTAACACAAATTATGATAGAACTTATTCAATTTTATAGCAAAAATGCACTTCATTTGTTGTTATTCGTGTCGATAGGGTTTATAATTGCTATGATGGACGTATCATTTCGTAAAATTGTAAAAAAGGTGTATCTAAATGTTCGAAAAAACATTCAAATACGTCATGGCGGTTTAAAGGAAGGTCTTGATATGGCTAGTATAGACAAACTTGAAGAAAAATCAAAAGAAGAACCGATCGATAAGAAGGATAAAAAAGGCGGGAAAAAGGGTGGTGCAAAAAAGACAGGTGATGGTGGAGGAGAAGACGCTGGCGGGGAAGAAGGCGATGAAGGAGAAGAAGGCGGTGAATGTCCGAAAGATTGTGAAGCTGTTGTAAAATTACAAGAACGTTTGACTAAATTAATTGCAGATGCAACAAAACTGAAAGAAGATGTAAAAAATAACAATATAATTATTGAAAAACAGGAAAAGATTATTGTAGAATTACAGAAAAATGTAAATGATTTAGTAACAGCTTCAAATAAATAAACTATTTCATAAAATAGTAACAAATTGTGATTGAATACATTATTACATATATGATGGGGGATACCTACGAATAAAACTGAAAAATATTATAAACGAATATCATAAGAATTAAAATTACCTTTACAACTTCTAATAATCTTATATATACTAAACAAACCTAGAAATGACAGACGACAACGACGACGAAATATTTAAAAAGAGTATTACTAACTTTTTAAATGACACAACGACACACCCTATATTAAAATACAAAATGTTCATTATTTTATTTATTTTGATTTTTGTGGGTATTATTGTGTTATTTATAATACACTCATTCATATCGAACAAACCCATTACGGGTCATAGTTATTGGAAACATTTATTTGTAACACCAACTATGGATAATTACGATTTCGAAAATGATCGAGAAAGAGATGATTTATATGATTATACGTATAGCAATTCTAGATTATCTAGTGCGGCTATTTTTAGAAAAGCGATCGAAGGATTTGATACTAAAAAATTACCCCCACCACCCCCGAAAGAAGGTGATGCCAAATCAAGTGCAGACGTAGAAGGTGCAAAACAAGAGAAAGAAAGTAAAAAAACTACTCCATGTAGTACGGATTGTGGGCAATATGTGGCACTTCAAGGGAAAATAAATACTCTTGCTAAAATGGTAGATGAAGTAAAGACGCAAAAAGATAAAATAAAACAAGTTGGTGATGGTATACAGGCAGTAGGTGTTCAAATTAAAAACTTGTCAAAATCTCTCGCACCAAGCGGTAAATTTAAAGCAAAATTAAAATAATGATAAATTTAATATATACTATTTATAACGATACGGAATAAATAGTATTTACATCGATACGAAATAAATAGTATAATATGGCTCAGGAAGAAGGAGATAGTTCATTTTTAGGACCTTCTTATGAATATTGGAAAAATATTAAACAACCTGGCCAGATGGGAATGTCTCCTGCATTTACATTAGATGCTCTATCTGCCGACGTGACCGGTCTGTTATCGTATGTAGAAGTATTGGTAACTGGAAGTGGAAATGCGAGTAAAACAGGAAAACCTCTTGGAAATAAATTTTTCTTAAAAACGAACGGAAAGTGTCGCGAATTAACAATCGAAAAGTGGAAAAAAGAGCAGGAAGAGGACAAGCAATGGGATATTGATTATAAAAAAGTAGAAACTGATTTGAAGAATAAAACCATATCCGAAGAAGAAGCTACAAAGAAACAAAATGATTTAAGTGCATTAAAAAAGAAACGTGAAGAAGATAGAACGAAAAAGGATAATAAAATTGTGGATCGCTGGATATATGTAAATAACATTCCAGATGGAAGAATACCATTTATATCAAGTGGTTCGGACGGTTCGTCATTTTCGGATCTTAGAGGTTTAATTCCTGGTGCCATGGGGAATTTATCGGCGTTGAATCCTGCACCATTATTTAAGGCATTTGTTACCGGTTCTACTCCTGATTGCGCAGAGATAACTTTAGAAACTGTAGATCAGTCAAATACAAAAAGAACCGAAAAGCGTCATTTAGCATTAATGGACGTTGCCGATATGAATCCATGTTACTTCGGTGGCGGTGCAAATCCTGCGTCCGGCAACACATGTCAAGGATTCACTAATGCAAAAAAACCCAAAACAGAAACTTCTGATGATAACGAACCAGTACTTGTTTCTGAAAACGGTGATACAATCGGATTATACGAAATGGGAAGTTTAGCGGGATCTTCTGGGGTTGCATATCAAACTACGCATCGTAGTCCCTTAAGTTATAATATTGCTAATAATAAAGCAACTACTATGTCTGGATTAGAATATTCCAAGTTCGGTGTGCAAAATGAAAATAAAAACGTGTCGTCCGAAAGTATTATAGACAAACATAATACAGTATCGTCATCGTTTTTTAAAAATAATATAGGTGATGGTGCAGAAATACAAACAAAACAACCTGGTGATGATGTGTCGAATGAGTCTATGCTCTCAACATTATCTAATTTAATAAATTCACTTACTGGCGGAGAGACAAAAACAGACGGAACAGATTTATCTAAAATTGAAGGCGGAATTCCGGTTCAAGTTTACTATGCAAGTATTTCTTTTCTTTTGCTATATTTTATATATAAAATGAACTATACTATGCGGTAATACGTATTCCATTCCATTTCATTCCATTCCATTTCATTCCATTATATGTTTTTCTTATTTGAAAACATACAATACAATATTACAATCACTTTTTACAACATATTTTTAAGAGTCTGATGACGGTTTCTTCGTTTATGATGTCTATGTGTTTTGATATTATTTTTTCTTATAAAATGACTTCTTCCGCCAGATATTTTTGATCCCGTTAATGGTTGTTGTAAACTTCCAGTTACAGCGGAATCATCACTTACAGTCGTAGTTTCATTCGAAGCCGCTGTCGCGGGTGATGATATCGCCGAAGGAACTGATTCTGATTGCGCACCTTGTAATTCCATATTTGGTGGTGATGGGGTGGTTGTATTCATTCCTGCGCCTAATTCGGTTGGCGCTGCGGTATTGTTATTATTGTTATCACCTGACATTTCCGCCATGTTCGCATCGGATCTTACCGTCACCGGTGCGAGCGCAGCAGTTTCATTATCACTTTCACCATCTAAACTGCTCATACCAGAATTACTTTCTCCTGATATAGATGAAAGGTCTTCTTCGGATTCTTCCTTATTTTCAGGGACAGTTTCCCCTCTAAGCGCAGAGGAATCTTTATTTTCTCCGTCTTTTTCAAATGAATCAGCATCACCTTCTTCGTTAAGACCGTCCATGGGAATCTTATTTTTCCTTGCGTATTCTGTTAAGTAGATTTTGTGTTGTTGAATAGCACCTTCTGCCGCCATTAAAGATGCAACTATCTTCGTAAATTCGCTATTATCTTTATTATCGGAAGGTCCATTTGATTTAACTTCATCATATTTCTCTTTAAGAACACTATATTTCTGTTTCATTTTTTTGCATTTTGACCGTAATGTTTTTATTTTTGTTAAAAATATTTCTACCTCGTCATCATCTTCTGAACTTTCTTCAGATTCAGTCGCAGTTTCCTCGTCGGTAGTTTCTTCATCTGACTGCTTGCTAGCATTTTCATCTTCATCTGTGCTTTCATCATTAGGTGATCCGTCTTTTGACTCTTTATTTTCGGGTAAAATCATATTCTTCATTTTAGATAACATACCAGGTTCATCAGATTTCTCAGCGGGAGGTGTAAGAGACGACGACGACGACGACGGAGATGAAAGAGAATCCGCGATATTCTCTTGTTTTTCTGAAGTGGTAGTGGTGGTCGATGCACCGGAAGATTCATTTTTATCATCACTAGGACTTAATAATTTGCTAAAAAATCCACCTTCTTCCTTTTTTTCAGTAGAAACTGGGGGTGCAGAACCTTCTGCGGGAGCTGGAGTTTCTGGTTCTTTTGAACCAAAAATACCACTTAATATTCCACTTTCTTTGGATTTATCATCAGCAGTATTTCCGTCTCCACTCGAAGACGCATTTCCTTTATCTTTATCTTTGTCGTCGTTCGAACCAAACAAACCAGACAAAATTCCGCCAGACTTTTCATTCTCGGGTGGAGAATCTGGTTGGCTTGATGTTTGCGAAGGCATTAATCCCGAACTTGCAGTAGACATTTAATCGAATTCACAATATTATTAATAATACTATTATAATATAGTGATTTTATATTATCACAAAAATAAATGATAGTTTGCCTAAAATATGCAAGTATTGGCCCGTTGTAGTCAATATGTTAAATCATTTAAAAACGAACCCTCTTGTGGATCTCAAGAGCAACAAGACCACCGGCAACCTGAGCAAGAATGTAAGGAACAGCGTCAGACATGGGGATCTTACCCGCAGCAGCCATCATAACAGTCACAGCGGAGTTAAAGTGTCCACCGGAGATGTGTCCACCAAGCATAATGGCGATTGCTAAAGCAGCACCAATAGCTACAGCATTACCAGTAGCGATAATGACGTAAAGGAAGAAAATGCTTCCGAGGAATTCGACGAGATACTTGTTGAGCATTTTAATTATGAGTGTTATATAATAATTTAATAAAAAAATATAATTCAATATAATAGACTAATGTTTCTTGGTATTTATTTATGATTATTTAAAAATATATAGAAATAGCTTATCCCTAAATATATATATTTTTATCAACGACCGGAATGAAATGAAGTATTCGCTCCTTTTTTTGCGGGTGCAACACAACCGCCGGATCTGCAACGGCGAACTGCGTCCTTTTGGACCTGTAAATCTGGATTTTTAAATGTTAAAATATCGCCTAAAGGCGCTCTTGTCGAACTGTAACCGATTGAATGAATACGGCGGGATTGAATATACGAAGAGGAATCCGTAGATGAAAATATTTTAGTTTTCTTATTTAAAAGTGCATTATATTTCTCATTATTCACACCAACTGCGCCAGCAGTTCTTAAATATGACGCGCGACTTAATGAAAATAACGTATCACCTGCAGCAGGTGAAAATTGTTCAGGCATATTTATTGTTCTTTGAGGTTGCATAATGACAATATGAATAATATAATAATATATATACCAGCGAATATTATTACTTATGAATTAAACTATTGGATAGGTAGAGATGAGTATATAATCATCATGTATACATGATACATGATTATTATATAATTATGACATCATCATTACCTTCAAACGTCTATCTACGTATCGCACGAATTGCTGATTGAGCACCGTTATTCCCACCTCCAAATCCGGCATCGTTATAATTACGATTTACGGCCATTTGACGACGAAATTTTGTGTAGTCCGATCCGTCATAAACAAATTTGGTATTGCATGTCGCCGATGGAATTCCGGTTCCATCATTTGTAGGGTGAACTCCACCAGCTAAACTACGCCAAGACGCAGTAATACTTCTCTTTGCGGTTGTTACCTGATTAGAACCTCCAGACGTATAATTCTCGCGAGATAAATAATCACCTGCATTATTAACAACTCGAAATGGCGTAGCAGCTGGAGCGCGTCCATTCACTTTTTTACTAGCAGCTAAACCATTCCACGCTTTACGAAGAACAAACCTAGTTGTTTCGTATTCAGAGCTTCCTTTCATAGTTCCATTCGAAATTGGTGGCGGTGCGATACCACGAAAACCACCTCCTAAACTTAATGCGGGCATATTTTGTTTATATTATATATAGATTATCTATTATAAAATAAAAAAAATACAATATTCATTTATTTATTATCTTCTACTATTTGTTATTATACACTAACGTCCTATTATGACTCTATCTATGTCATAATTCTAGGCGCAATATTCATCGTTGCCAGTTCCTGAAATAACAATTTACATGCATACGGGATTTGAACTAACGCAAAATCTGCCCTATTATCGCATGTCTTACAAAGATGAATACTTCGTTCATCATTATATGCTGCTACCATACCACACTTTCGACAGACATGAACCTCATATTTATCTGATGAATCGTACATTCGTCCTCTTGTAAAACGAGATGCGCCATGACCAACCATCGCATCACGCTCCATTTCACCGAACCTCAAACCTCCATCTCTGCTTCGTCCTTCGGCCGGTTGATGCGTGAAATTAACCATCGGACCAATTGACCTACTATGCTGCTTGTCATTCACCATATGCTTCAGCCTCTGATAAAACACCGGTCCGATAAATATATCCGACTTAATTTGTTCACCAGTTAATCCATTATAAAGAAGCTCATTACCATTCATTTCAAATCCAACCTTCAATAATTCCTTACTAATGTCTTTAATTTCAAAATCTCCAAATGATGTTCCGTCGCCAAACAATCCTAAATTCACTAATACCTTTCCTAGAAGGGTTTCTTTTAATTGTCCAATCGTCATACGAGATGGAATGGCATGAGGGTTAATGATAATATCCGGACGAATACCTTCTTTGGTAAAAGGCATGTCTCGTTCAGGGATAATATTTCCTATTGTACCTTTTTGCCCCATTCTACTGGATACTTTATCTCCAATCACAGGCTTTCTAAATGCTCGAATACGTACCTTGCAGAAACAATACCCTTCTCCGTTGCTGTCGATATAACTCTTATCCACATAACATTCTTCACATGTATGATACGCTCGACTAACATCTTCGTATTTAATAATCTTGGTCGGATCATTTCGATTATCCTTTATCGGAATAACCTTCCCCATAATAATATCACGATTTTCGATAAATGTATTTGCCGGCATAATGCCACGCTGATTAATTTTGTCATAATTTCCAAACTTCATTCCTTTTGTTTTTGATGGATCAGGCCTGCATCGCACCTCTTCATCTCCATTTATTTTCTTGTCCTCGTCCTTCTCAGTATGATAAATCGTCGCAGAAAACATTCCTCTGTCAATTGCGCCTTGATTAACTAGGACCGAATCCTCTTGGTTATAACCGGTATATGACATAATCGCGACAATTAATGGTGCGCCCGATGGAATCTCCGCCAACTGAATCATTTGCATCAATCGGGTGTCCACTAACGGGCGATGCGGGTACGTCAAAACATACGCGGTTTTATCCATGCGACGAGCATAATTTGTTACGTAAATCCCAATCGCCTGTTTACCCATCGCACATTGATAAGTATTTCTGGGCGCCTGATTATGTTCGGGGAAAGGAATGCATGACGCTAGAATTCCAAATATCGTACTCGGGTGTATCTCACAATGTGAATATCGATAAATGTATGGATTTGTTGGTTCGCTTTCACTTCGATACAAGTGCTTTGGTCTCATCGCAATCATACTGAATGATTGCTCATCTGGATCAATATATTCGATGACTGCATGAGCGGGTTTCGATTTCGAAGATACGGACTCATCGAACTCGCCTCCGTCTGTGCAGCACATGTGTGTCAATAAACTGTCCCAGGTTAATTCGCGTTTTGAAAGTCGATCAAGTATATCACGCGTAATATACAAGTCGTTCGTTTCTTGATCTACGATGTGTAGCGGTCGAATTAAGCGTCCAGCATCATTACATATCCTAATTTCTGATTGCATATAATCAAATACAACCGATGTATATACATTTATAATTCCACAGTGCTTCTTCATCTTAAAATCCTTATACAATTTCACAGGATCTTTCGTAATGCCAACCCATATTCCGTTCACAAATACCTTTACCTCACTAAATGTGTCACATGGATTCAGCGTCTCGATCCTTTGAATGTGCTCATCGATGTGAGTATGCAGCGACTTCGGATTGCTATGTATCGTAATATGTGTCATATAACTGATATTCTTAACTACACCGATACTGCCACCTTCAGGCGTTTCAGCCGGACACAAAAACCCCCATGATGTATTATGTAATTTTCTCGGAGGAATTAATTTCCCGCTTTTATCAATCGGCGTATTGATTCTACGCAAATGACTCAAACTTGATGAATATGTCAAGCGATTCAAAACTTGTGCGACACCGACCTTATTGCTTGTCAAACTCTTGATTCCAAAATCGCCGGTAGATAGCGCTCGTTTCAATCCGTTTTCGATCGTAGCAGATTTTATAATCTTATACATATTTGTGTCATTAATAATACTAAGATAATCTTCGGTTGAACGCCAAGATCCGGTATTAATCTCTCGGATCACTTGTTTTGACATATCCTTAACCAACTTGTTGAAATAATTTCGAAACAGGTTGTTCAGGAGTGTACCTGTCAAATCAATACGCTTGTTGAGGTATGAATCACGGTCGTCCTGTTTGTTGATTTCAAAGAATGCAGATAGCAACTTATTCGCCATGTATCCAAGAAAGTAAATTCGCTGATTGTCTGTATTGCAATGAGGAAACAAATCATTATGTAATACCTCCATCGCAAATTCGCGCTTTTTAGTTGCACCGGTTTCTTTATCCATATTGATTGGAGTGAAAATCACCTGTGAAATCATATATTTGACTGCATCTTCCTGTGTCATGATATGATTCGCCTCGATGATCGACGCTTGTAGCGATTCAAGTAGCATTTTGGTTTGAGGAAATGAACCGGCATCATTAATATTATAGACGATATATTCGCAGATCTCCTTATCAGACAATACACCTAATGCCCGAAATACAATAAATAGGGGGACGGGTTGCTTCATTCTCGGAATCTGAATGATCAACGGGTGCCCAAATCCATTTTGCTTTGCAACAACCATCATATTAATTTGCTTCGGTGAAATACATTTATGATCTGGAATTGACTTTATCTCTGCAACCCATAGATACTTGTTGTTGTTTTTTGCAACATTATAACAAACAACTTTGTTTTCCGCTGCTCGTTCTTGTCCGAGAACCGTCTTTTCACTTCCGTTGATAATAAAGTAGCCACCTGCATCATGTGGGCATTCTCCGGTTACATTATGGTCTAGATGCTCATGCTGACTTAATACGCAAATACACGATTTCAACATAATTGGAAGCTTCCCGATATGCACCTTCGGAATTTGCTTGTGAAACGTTTGAATGTTTGAAAGATTTGAACCGGTTCTAACAATATATTTGATAGACAAGTCGGTTGTCATCATCGACGCATACGTGAAATTTCGTAACCGCGCCTCCTGCGGGAACATTATCTTTGTAGCGCCGGTGTTTTCGTGGATTTGAGGTCGGTAAAGATAGAAATTGTTGAAATTTACTTCAACTTCCAACCTATATTTTTGACTTGACTTGTCGTAATCCTGGTCTGATATGATCCGAACAGGATTAAACATATCGATTGTTCTTCTCAACTGATTATTTACCATATCGTTATATGACTCGATTTGATGGCGAACTAATTGCTCCAAATGTTTTCCCTGAAAATATGAACTAATAATAGCCCATGGCTCTTCTATGTAACTTCCGATCCTTTCCTTGATTTTTTCAGATAGCCAAGATTTTGGTTTATCGCCGCCAACTACAACATCACCATCACTCGTTTGAGATTGTGCAAATGTCGGTGTTTCTTTCGAATAATGAGGGTTCATATTTTCATATGTCTTTGTAACATTTACATCTGTAAACAATACTTGTTCTTGGTCGTCGGCATCGTCCTCAGTAGCCGGAACAATCGGTGATACCATTTCGTTTGGGTTCTCTTCCTTTTTTATTTTTTTTAATGACGGCTTTTTCGTCTTCGGTTTAATTACATCAATAACCGCTGCTGGTGCTGATGCAGCCGGTCCTGGTGCTGGTAGTGCTTCTTTTGATTCCTTCACAAATTTAATACTCTTAGGGGGCATTTCTGATATAATTGTTCAAATAAAGAATACTCCGAAATCGACACTTGTATCTTTTCGAGTAAAGCTATATTACATTTCAATTTATTTTTATATCATTATACGTAATACTTATATTTATGACTATTCGTAAAACCTTGTGAATAACTATATAATCGATATAAACGCAAAAGATGATATATATTACTCGTGTTGTCTGTAAAAAAGGGTTTATTTTTATGAGTTCAACGTATCCCAACGACAATAGCAATAATAACCCTAACAAAACACCAACATTACCAAAAAAAAGACGATGGTTTCGCACTTTTCAAAAAAAAAATAATGATGATTATTATAATCAACAACAACCGAACCAACAACAACCGAACCAACAACAACCGAACCAACAACAACCGAACCAACAACAGCATAATCAGAATAAACGCCATAATTCAGCACAAGATCGTAAACAAGAGAAATTGGATAATGATGCACAAGTTGCTCGAATGGAACAGCAGCTTCACGAATATTTTCAAAAATCAAATACGCCATATACTTTTATAAACGACAACGGTATTTATAACTATACTGTTCGTAATAATAACAAGACGAATACCAATAACAATTCCAATCTCAATAATATTTCTATTCCTTCACAGCCAATTATGAACTCGACACAGCCAACGGTAAATCCGACACAGGCATCTCCGTTATTTTCGATATTCCCATGTACTACATATTTTACAAACATACCAATAGGTCCTATTGTTACATCAAGCGATAAACCAGTTATTCCCGATATCTCAGTAAAACCAACAACAGTAATTCCGGAAACGGTAAAGGAACCAGAAATTGAGGAAATCGTGATTCAAGAAGAAATTAATCATATTAATGACTTAATTGCATTATGTGAAAAATATCCATTATCAGAAACTAAGAATTATAATGTAAATATGAAGGCGATTCATGCAATAAAGGAACCACTCATAGATCTATCTAACATGATAGGAATGGAGACTTTAAAGCGTAGTATTGTAGATCAAATTTTGTATTATATTCAAGAATTGCATATTAAACCGTCAAATAATAAAGACGACACTAATTCAGATAAAGCAAAAGATTCAGATGATGAACCTCTTATGAAATCACAAGATACTAAAATTCAACCACCATCATTATTATTTCCTAATCCGTTTGCGCCAACATTCACCCCATCGGGATCTGATTCTGAACGAGATAAATCAAAAGATTCCAAAGACATTTTAAGTAGGCTTGATTTCGACGCACGAATAAATCCGTTTGCGAATTTACAAACCGTTTTTGATTTTAATTCATTAAATAATAAATTCGCAGAGTCTATGAAAAAGAAAAATGCGTCTATTCTTGGAAGTGATTTTTCGCAACCAACAAGTGGCGATTTTATGCATACTGTAATTTATGGACCTCCTGGTTCAGGCAAAACAGAAGTAGCAAAAATAATTGGTCGAATTTTTAGTGGTTTAGGTATTTTATCGAAAAAAACGTTCAAAAAGGTAAGTAGACACGATTTAGTTGCAGGCTATTTAGGGCAAACTGCTATTAAAACGAAAGAAATAATTAAGGCATCGCTTGGAGGAGTACTATTTATTGACGAAGCTTATTCACTCGGTAATTCAGAAAAGCGCGACAGTTTCGCAAAGGAATGTATCGATACATTATGTGAAGCATTAAGTGAGCATAAACATGATTGGATGGTTATTATTGCCGGTTATGAAAAAGAATTAAACGATTGTTTTTTTAATTTTAATGAAGGATTGAATTCGCGATTTACATGGAGATTCAAGTTAGAAGGATACAAAGCGCGTGAAATGAAGGAAATATTAGAGAAAAAAGTAAAAGAATATAATTGGACGATTGCAGAAGGTGAAAAAATTCAAGAAGCGTGGTTTGCATCACGAATGGATTATTTTACAACATATGGTCGTGATATGGAAACACTATTTACAAAAACGAAAATTGCACATAGTCGCCGTGTTTTCTGTCTGCCAAAATCTGTCAAAACTCAGATTACTGTAAAAGATTTAGAAAACGGTTTTGAATTATTTCTGGAAAATCCAGAAGTAAAAGAAAGAAAGGATCGAGGTGGTCTCGGAAATTATATGAAAACATTATACGTATAAAACAGAAACGCGGTTCTCAGGCAGTTTTCTTTTGTACTATCTTATATACTATATATAACTATATATAAGATATTATATTAAATAAATAATGGACGGAGGAAGTAGTAACGTTAAAAAAAGTATTACGATTGATTCTGCGTCTTTATCTGGAAACGGATCATTAAAACATAAACGAACAAAAAATAAGACCGCGCGAAGAATACGTCCAAGTTCTATTGTTCAACCAAGTGTATTAAAAAAAACATTATTGGAACGAATTAAACAACATCAGCGAACCCGTGAACACACAAGAGAAAAAGATAATAAAACAGATATTCTCAATACCAACAATTCTAATAATACCAATAATTCTAATAATACCAATAATTCTAATAATACCAACAACAATAACGAAACGAAAATTGGCGGTGAAACGTTCACTACAGAATTTTCAAAATCGCTGGATTTTCTTCAAAAATTATCATTAAAACGGCAACAAGTAAATAAAACTCGAAGAAATAATAACACCCCACTTACATCATCTGCTATTACAAATGCGTCTAACGTAAAAACACCCGAAGCGAAAATGTTAAACCAAGTTGCAGAAACATTAACAAGCGGCGAAATTATAACAAATACCGGAATTATAGGACTGCCAGTTAATAATGTTTATCGAGAATCTATAGCAAATATTACCAATAATAATGGCCAAAATAATAATAACGGATACAACGGATACAATAACAGAACTAATAACAATACATTTATTCAACCTCTTACTATTCAACCATCAATTTCAAACATAGCAGCGCCAGGAGATATGTTTAATCAACAAAATATATTTCAATCGGATATTCCGTCACAAATAAATACAAACATCACTCCCAGTATTACAGATCTTGCAACTATATATAATAATACAGTCGCTTCAACACCATCAGATAACTCGAATACTGCTAATAATGATAATAATAATAATAATCAATCAAGTTCTGCCGCTGTTAATAATTCGAACGATCCGACGACTGATCACCCTATGCATGTACCAGAAGACCCAATTTCGTTTTTACCATCAATATTTATTAAAGAAGAGCCTCCTCATGGTTGTTTAAAACAAGGAAAAAAACCAACATTTCGCGAATGGGCAAATAAAATGTTAAAAAAACCAGTAGATACAATAACTGACATGTTCGGTGGGGGTAGTAGTGATAACGTAAATAATGACCCTGCATCTAATACATTAAATAAACATGATCTTCAAACTTCGCAACCAAATAGTTTAATCGGTGGAGGTAAAGATAATAACAACGAAAATATAACAGGTATGCGTTTAAAAATAAGAAAAACACTAAAGAAAAAATATCGAGTAGGAAAACATGACGATGTTGTTGGAGTTTTGCTCAAAAATAAAGAATCACAGCGTCATATACAAAAACAACATTTGACATTAAAAAATAAAACAATCGGAGAAATTAGAAAACACTTATACGATAAAAATTTACTAAAAATTGGATCAAATGCACCACCTGATGTTATTCGTAGATTATATGAAGATTCTATACTTACCGGTGATGTAAAAAATACAGGAGGCGACGTTCTTCTACATAATTTCTTTTCAAATGAATAAATAATATAATATAATAATATTCACTAGCAATGTGTGCATATATATACGATATATCCTTCCGTAGAATGTGAGTTTTGATTCGAATTAGGAAATAATATGTCTTCTACGGTCCTCCCATGAATATGAAATTTTCTAGCCTTTTTTAACAAAATCGGCAACAATACATCATGGTTTGTTTGTTGTAATAGATCTTGATATATGTGTTCTAACACGTAATCTACCAAATATGCCTCAAGTCTAACAAACATCGGGTCATTCTGACCAATACGACCGATTTCACATGTTGCAGATTGTGCATTTGGATTATTTATTTGATTATCGCGCATTCTATTGTGATTCCTAGTATTATCATCATAATAATCATTTACATAAACCGGTACATGAAACGAATATTTCCAAAATGTATCACATGACACACGAAGATCTAACATTACAATATTGTTATCATGATCTTTATGACGTCTATCATTTTTACTGTGGTGTTGTTGATTCATTCTATTATTATATTTATTGACTAGTATATATCTAGACATATTTTTGGATTTAAGTGATATTATTACATATATTACATATATTACATATATTACATATATTACATAGAAATAATATATAATATATAAGTATTTTTATCGTCTCATCTGTAATCTATATAAAGATATTCGCATATATATTATAACCGTATACTATACATTTTATTATTTCAACCACAAATTCAAAGATGACCGACGAAGTAAGCTCCAGAATAGAGGCACCGACTGAAACAACTGCGACAGTCGTAGGAATTACCCACGCAGATATTGTTCAACGATTTCAAGAAATTCACAAAAAATATACACATCAAGCGGGATATATTATTACAACGCTACCCGATGACATTTCAAAAGAATTTATAGCAAACCACCCTGAGTTAAAATGGGAACAAGTCCACAATCATTATGCTTCTGAACATGTTAAGATCTTATCATCTACCATATATGTTACTGCACTTGGGCATCGTTTTCCGATTATACTTGAAAGACCTTTGAAACAAGATCATCATTGTGAATTTGAGGATTATTTCGGGTTTGGAGGTCATAATGCTGGCTATAGTACATTTCGTACTGTAGTTAGAATGCAAAACAAATTTGATGCGGATCTCGATATTACTACGATTCTAACCAGTAGAGAAGATATAAATGATGCATATGTAAAAGAAGTAGTGTTGTTTTTAGTTGTCGGCGGATATATAAAATATTGGAAGGGTTGCGATGAACTGCGTACCTGGTTTATTGAAAACCAATTTAATATTGAAGGTACAAAGGGTAGTGATCTAGTAATTAATTTTATCATGCAAAATTATGAAATCGACGTAGTATCCGACGACGCAGCAGTATCGGAACACGTAGAATCGAGCGGCGCGGAATAAATGGGTCCATCATACGCATCTAAAATCCAAACTGGTGAATAATAACAGAGAAAATGATAAAAGAAGATAAATATAATCGTATGTTATATTGTAGTATACGATTATGGACATTTGTATAGGTGTATTGAATGGTGGTGAAAGGGGTCAAAAGTATAAATGGTTGTCGGGGCGGATCCCCCCTGCGATGCGCGATGCATATGTCTCATATAAAGAGAGACCTCATTATTATCGCGAAACTCCATATATAACTGGAGAGTATATTGTTTATCGTATCGATAATGATCCATACTTACCCACATATATTGCAAAAACTACAGATATTCCTTTATTGGAAAATGGAATTGGCGCCGGCCTTGCAGTAGGTCAGAGAAATAATTTGGCCAATAATATCACCATCACGCGAGATATTCATGCAACTATGATTGCATCATCATTAACTACCCCAATCATCGATATGTTTGATGTTTACGTATTTATTGTAGACAATCCTGGTATGGAACGCGCAAATTGGCTGCGTGCGAGAGAATATCAAGCATGGGCTTATCGCGATTTTATGTATTCCGAAGATGTATACAACCGGCAATCAGGCGAATCCGATGGTCGCGTAGGTGTTCGTGGTGGAGGAGGAGGAGGAGGAGGAGGAGGAGGGCAATACAAAAAATCATATATGTCGAACGGCTCTTCCTATTTGGCATTTTCTTCAAATATTAATCAAAATAATATTACAACAATCGATCTCTCGAATATACAACCGAATATCATTTTTAATATATCAAGAAACGAAAATAATAGTGTATATTATGAAAGAAACGACGACAGTAATTCCCGTGTTCGGTTGTGTGATAACGAATATGCACGCGCGGGTTATCTGGGATTTTATACACGTATCACGATGGATCCGGGTATTATTATAACACCACCGCCACCAGCGATGTATTCTGGCAGCGGTTCTGGTATTAGTACAGGACTTCTATCGACGAATCATCTTCCAGAACCAGTCGAAACGAATAATGAGGAACAACAATGTATTTTATGTTGTAAATTCCAAGTAAACATGAAAATATCACCATGTGAGCATAAAATTTGCTGTTCAGTTTGTTATTCAAAACTGTCTATAAACAAATGCCCGGTATGTCGCGCGGATATCACGCGTATTATGAATGTATAATTATGTATAATTTATATGCTTCTATATATTTTGTCTAGTTCTTCTTTACTGCATTTACAATCTCCATATTGGATCAACCGATTTCTCATCTGGTTACACTTATTTGGTGTATCGAATAAAAAATATCTAACGTTGCGATTACGTAATCGCGATAATTCCTTTTTTGTTAAGGGTAATGCTTCTTCTGTTATCAGTGCTGTTTGTTTAAATACAATATTGGTATATGCTGGAGCGATACTACGCATCATATACGTAAAATAAGCCTTCTCATATATGATGCGTTTAGAATTCATATGTTTTTTCATTTTATACGTTCCAGAAATGAAATTATAAAACAACGTATCGGAATTTACACACATTATTTCACCCGATGCATAAATTCTATATTGAATATTCTTATATTTATTGGAAAGTTCTGTGAATAATACTTCATCTTCAACGGCTTTTCTATACATAATTTGATGATGTTTTGTACCAAATTCAAACATATTTATTGTCTTTGTTACATATATCTCGGGCTTATTTGTATGCGATAATATCTCTATTTTATCAGTTTCTACATTCTTACCTATGACCGATGCTACGACATATGTATAATAAGCGCCCGAATCAAAATGACCGGGATTCACAAGAAGCGGACTTACCTCGTTTATGATATTTGTAGTTGTGGGAGAGGTATCATACGCATTTATATCAATATAATAATACTTACCGGCATCTGCATCTGGATCACATAATTTTGAAGAAGATAAACCTTGGACATTATAAATACGGTTTGTCGGGTTTAATATTGTAGAACGCGATATTCTTCGTTTTTCTAATGGAAAACTTTCGATAGGGATCTGCGCGTTTCGTGTCTGTGTTATTTTTTCATAGAATGACATTTTTATAATGTTACTCGAATTTTATCTAATATCTTTATTATTATCACTTTAATATTAGTTATAATAATACCGATTCGCATCCATTCTCAAATTTGTTAATTATAATATATAATAAAGGCATAACACGAGAGATATATAACCTCGGACTCGAAAGCATATTCGTTTCTTAATAAGTCTCATTCATTCTCGATGGCACTCATTAAAGAATATTTTACATTAACCAGCAAATATACAGCCGAGTATGGTGCAAATACGGTGGTATTGTTACAAGTTGGCGCATTTTTCGAAGTTTATGGCCAAATAATCACACCGAATAACTCTAGTGATGGTATTACCATGAATCCGGGGGCGGGGCCGGCACCAGGGGATAAAACGAATTGCACCGGAAGCCGTATTGATGATTTCTGTATTATTTGTGAATTGGCAAAGGCCAATAAAATACCGGGTATTCTAATGGCCGGATTTCGAGACTACGGTCTTGACAAATATTTAAAAAAACTACAGGATTCCGGATATACTGCAGTTGTCTATACACAAGATGGAAATACTCCGCCAACCAGAAGTTTACAAGGGATATATTCACCAGGAACCTATTTTTCTACTGATATATATTCTACAGGGGGAAGCGGTAATGGAACAATCGGCGATTCAAATAATAGATTAGGAGATAATGGAAATCTCTCGAACAATATTGCATGTTTATGGATCGAGAAAATCTCTCGACAAGCTTCGTTGGTTACAAATGCATCAACGAAAATAATAATGGGAATGACGAATGTTGATATTTATACAGGTAGATCTACTATTTTTGAAACAGAGAGTAGCGACAATCATAATCCATCTACATACGACGAGATCGAGAGATTTATATCATCATATAAACCATCTGAAGTTATCATTATATCAAATCTCTCGAACAAGGAGACCGAAGATATTATTCAATACGCAAATATTCAATCTAAAATCGTTCATCTTATTTTTACAAGAGACAAATTAAGTGATAATACAACCAAAGCTACTACAGGCAGCGGTGGTAACGGACTATCAAAAGAAGAAAAAGCACTTCGATGCACAAAACAAACATATCAAATTGAAGTATTAAATGTATTTTTTCCGGACGGTCATGCAAAATCTCTCGAACATTCATTTTTAAACTACTCAATTGCAACACAATCTCTTGTTTTTTTATTGAATTTCATATATGAACACAACCCAAATCTTGTTTCAAAGATACAAGAACCCATATTCGAGAATAAGTCCGAGAGATTATTGCTGGCAAATCATTCATTACGTCAATTGAATATTATAGACGACGAAAATAGTAGCGGTAGTAGATCGTCCCGTACATCATCTGTTATGAGGTTGCTAGATCATACGATAACTCCGATGGGTTCGCGTGCATACAAATATGCGCTATTGCACCCGACATTTAATGAATCAAACTTACAAATCGAATATAATATTACCGAGTATTTATTGAAAAATACTGGCAAAAATAAGATAGATATAATGAATGTTCGAGAGAAATTAACACATATAAAAGATATTGAAAAGTTGCATCGTCATATTATTTTAAGGAAGATAACTCCTTACCATATATACGGATTGTTTTATACTTTGAAACATATTCGCGAAATTTATACAGAGTGTTCGAGAGATTTAACATTATCTGAATATTTAACGAGAGATTCTGGTATTAAAAACAATATAGTTGATGTGTGTACGAGGCTACTTTCCATTTTCGAGACCACATTAAATATAGAACTGTGTCGCGACATTACAGACACTGCATTTGAAAGTAATATTATCTGTAGAGGTGTATCCGCCAAACTGGATAGTATTGTCGATAGTTATAACCGTAGTGTTAAATCTCTCGACGGAATTCAACGTACACTTAACGAACTCATATTTTTGGGAGAAAAGCCAGGTCAAGCGTCAAATGGGGCCGATGGAGTAGACCTAGATTATGTCAAAATACATGAAACTGATAAAATGGGATTATCGCTTCAGGCGACAAAACGCAGAACGAAATTACTGGAAGATCGCATAAAACGCAGTCCAAATAAACAAATAACTATTAAATTGAAAGATGCAGAGTCGCTTGTAAATGATTCGTCGTGTAGTGAATATATTTTTGATATAAGCTCCTTATCTTACCCCGTTGCGTCTAGTAATAATAATACGATACATAGTCAACAAATTTACGAATTGTGTACGTCTATTATTTCATCGAGAAAAGAAATGTCTGATATGATTTCACAATTATATTACACGTTTATTACATCGTTGCATGCTTATTATCATGATTTTGAAAATATGATAGGTTTCATTTCTAAGATGGATACATTACAGAATAAATGCTATATTGCACGAAAGTACAATTATTGTAAACCAGAGATAGATACAACCGGTAATCAATCGTCGGACGGTGAAAGTTCCAGTAGATCGTTTGTAAAAGCCACGGAATTACGCCATAGTTTGATTGAACAAATTAATAGCGACGAAACATATATTACAAATGATGTATCGCTTGGTTGCCATGGTGGCGATAGCGGTGGCGCTGATGGAGGAGGCTGTGACGGCATGCTTTTATACGGTACAAATGCGGTAGGAAAAACGAGTCTTATTCGTGCAATTGGAATATCTATCATATTAGCACAATCAGGATTTTATGTTCCTGCATCGTCATTTGTATATAAACCGTATCAATCGTTGATGACGCGTATATTGGGTAATGATAATTTGTTTAAAGGATTATCTACTTTTGTAGTTGAGATGACGGAATTACGTGTTATTTTGCGAATGGCAAATGAAAATACAGTTGTTCTAGGCGATGAATTGTGTTCAGGAACAGAAATTGATTCAGCGATTAGTATATTTGTTGCCGGATTGATGCATCTTCATAAGACCCGATCGTCCTATATTTTTGCGACACATCTTCATGAGATCGTGGATTATAGAGAAATCCGAGAGATGATGCCGAGATTACGATTGGCGCATATGCGTGTATTCTATGACCGAGCACAGGATACTCTTGTATATGATCGTAAATTACAAGATGGAGCAGGAGAAAGCATGTATGGATTAGAAGTATGTAAGTCTCTACATTTGCCTGACGAATTTCTGGAGTGTGCAAATACAATACGTGTAAAGTATCGGGGTGTAACTAGTAAAACGCCTACGGCAAGTATATTAGAAGATGCAGTTCCTTCCAGATATAATAGTGCAAAATTGCGAAGAGTATGCGAAATGTGCGGCGAAAAACGTGGGACTGAAGTACATCATCTTCAACACCAACAGAACGCCGATTCAAATAATTATATAGGAAATATCCATAAAAATAATGCGGCAAACTTGGCTTCATTATGTGAAGATTGTCACACTAAAATACACCATGTAAATAAACAACATATTAAAGTGAAAACAGGAAAGGGATCAAAAATAATAGAAAAAAATGAACGTTAGTGAGATATGTAAATATAATCTATTAATATAGTAATTAAAGTAATAGTTATCTATTTTACAACACAATATGGAATCGGTTATGTCAGTATTTTCCAATATAAAAGATAAAACTGTAAATGCAGTAGAATATGTTACAGACCTTGTAAAAAATACCGGGTCTACTGTAGGAAGCGCGACAAGTTCAACATTCGAATCGGGTGTAAATAATTTTAAAGGGACATCTTTAGGCGATACATTTTTTAAAAATATTCCCGCGATATTTATTACAGTAATTATACTGATTGGTGGAATAATGTATATTGATTTTGTTAAAACAAATTATGATGCAGAAGGTCCAAAAATGGTTAAGAAAACTGTAACACTAGAACCGAATACGCCATTAAGTGGACGTTACATACCAAATGACGAAGGTTGGACTGAACCTATACTTACTATGCAAAGGGAACTAACAGAAGGATTCGGTTCGCAATACAGCGAAAAGGAGCTTGAGTCGATTCATACCAAATGTAGCGATGATTTTTGTGTATTACATAATAAATCACCAAAAGATTTAGAGAATGCATGTAATTCGATTACAGATCAAAACATATGTGCAACAAAATGTTGCTGTGGTTGGACAAAGTATATGGGTTATGATGCTGAAAATGATGCAATATCTATAACAAATAAAGCAAGTGCTACTATATCAAATAATGGTCAAAAAGACGGAAAGTGTGTAGCCGGTAATTCAAAAACACCTTTAAATAATTATGATATTAATAATAAGCCGCGCGATTTAGAATATTATTATTACATGAATAAATGTGTAAATGGAACTGCATGTACGTCTATTTAATTAAGGAATATTTATATAATTATAATTATATATAAATATATAAAGTAATGTTTGCCGCAAGTCAAGAAGAACCACAAATTGGAGGGTGGAAGGTTCCTCATAAGAATAATGTAAAACAACCTGTTGCGAATAAAGCACCAGTCGTTGCTGCACCCGCACCTGCACCCGCACCTGCACCCGCACCTGCACCCGCACCTGCACCCGCACCCGCACCCGCACCTGCTAAGCATAAAAGCAAGAGTGCGAAAAAAAGTAAATCTAACTCTTCTAAGAGTAATAGTAATTCTCATCGTAATAATTTTCATAGTTTCGCATCGATATTGGCTGGTGGAAGTGGCGCTTCTGTAGAAGATGTGAAACGATTGTTACAGCAGTTAACATAAAGAATTCGTCAAATATATAATAAAATAAATTTATACTGGTTATTTTATTATTTTTATTTTTATTAAGCATCAGCCCTCGATCCTTGTTCCTCCCTCATTTCAGCTTCAATCCTGGCTAGTTCGGCATCAAGAGATGAGGCCGAAACACTTTTAGGCGAATCCGAACTCGATCTTGAAGACGATTTTGAACTCGAACTCGGACTCGATCTCGATCGGGACCTTGCAGGTACACCGGCAATAGCTCTGCTTAATGCCTCCGACTGTTTTCTTGAATCTCTAGCAATTTGATCCGCGGCGGCCATTAATTTTTTCTGAACATCACCTGAAACTTTGTTAAATAAGGCAGCTTTTTGTTCTAGCGTAATATTTGGTGTTTCAGTAGTCGAAAAGTTAGCCCAATTACGCGCCATATAGCGAAGTATATTAGATGGTGTTTCAACATCAAACATTCTGTTTATTTTTACCTCTATTTGTTCACGAGTATCAGAACTCAAAAATTTATTTTTATTAGAAAGACCTGGAGGTAAACAGCCACGAAACTTACTGAATACTCCGCCACCAACATTTTTCATCGTCCTTTTTCCGCCAGTTTTTAAACTACCTTTTCTATAATTACGCCGTCCACCATACTTTGATGTTTTTTTAACACCTCTTTGTTTACGCGTATAAACCATTTTTAAATTAAAAATACCGAATAGACGAATAAAAATTATATAATATACTAATATTATTTTTTATTAGTCTATTTAGTATTTTTAATAGATTGACTAAATAAAGTATTTTATTTTTTAGTAAAATTGATATATAAAAACAATCATTATCTAATATATATACTGTT